AAATTTTTAACTACCAAAATCTTTGAGAGCGTAGGGGTATTATGAAACACACCCCACCTTAAGTAGAGTATTAACAGTACCCCCGGGTACACAAAACTATTGATATGCAAGAGAACATTGCAGGTGTAGTAGTAGGTTCAGTAGCTCGTTCCTATGAAGGCAACACATACTACAGAGCTACAGCAAAGACAGCAGAAGGACTGATTTCCTTTAAGATAGCAGAGCGTCCAGCTTCAGGACAAAATGTATTGCTAGACATTTACAAGAAAGGCACCAAGCTACCATTTGGAGATGGTTCTATTCTTGAGAAAGATTTAGCAGTATGTAAGTTAGATAACTTCGATATTGAGGTTGTGAAGACAGCAGACGCATTGCTAAAAGAGCTAGAGGGTATTACATTGTAATACTCTTTATCTATCAACACAACATTAGTGTGTGAGTGTGTCAACTAGACTGCATTCACCACTTTTGTGGGTCTTTCACATTTAGTGTCATTATTAACCATTACATTATATATCATTATGGACGAAGGCGAATGGCTAGACTGGATAATGGGAATTAGATTCCATAGTTATCCATACTAAAGATAATCTGATGAGCTTTTATTAAGCGAAACACTATGTGTCATTATCAAAATATATAGAAAGGTCGTGATATTCGACGTATTCCTAAGCAAGAAGACAAAAGGCTTTTTTAAAGATATTTAAGATTACAGGAGCTTAACATAATAGAGTGGTCGATCTCTTTATGACAGGCAGGTTTGATCACCTGTGCCGACAGAGGCAGTTGAACTACAAGGTAGATTCAATCCTGTTGCTCCGTACAAAATAGCCTCACTCGTAAGACGGAAGGGAAGGAAGGATACCGATGACTAAATGTCAACGCAGAGTCTGGGCTTGTTTTTAACAAAGATATACTGATGAGTCTTCAATAGACGAAACACTGTAAAGTGTCTATATCAACCAATGTTATATATTATGTCTTATTATACTTACGGCAGACTAAAGTTCTGCTATCAATTGTTAGCGTTTCTTACAGGTATTGTATCTATAATACTTGCAATATTCGCTATTGTTAATACTTCAATTTTGTACGGCTGCGCAACAGCTGTTACAATAATGCTAACTGCAGCGTTCATCAAAAGATCTGAGATGTATCAGACAAAGATGGACAACTGGAGTTACAAACACTATTTAGACAATGAATAGTAATTATACCCTCAAGGACTTAAGAGTACTAGTTGTACTCTTTGTCCTTGCGGTGTGGTTAACATCATGTTCCTCACCGAAAACATTGACAGGAAATGGATATGTAAAATCACATTGTAAAATGAAACGATGAAATATCTAATTATACTTATTTGTATCATAGCTCTAGGTAGCTGTGGTACAACACGTAGTCTTGAGCGTGCTAAGCTCGACTATGAACTTGACCAACTGTGGTCAGAATACAATTACAAAGCTGATTCTATTTGGATTCAGTATAATAATACAATCTCGGTGGATGCTCCTTCACTAACTGAATAAGCTTTACGCTAAAGGTTGGACGAGATATAATCAAGCAATGTATCCTGGGGGAGCAAGGCCAGTCGTGGCTACTGCTTAATATACCTACGAGAGGTAGTCCTACGGATACACTTGACATAATATAATAACAGGTGTAACAATAAGCCTAGTGGTTAGTGATAACCTTCTAGAACTAGTGACGAACAGTAGAGGTGCCTCAAAGGGGAATGTAACATCGAGAAAAACGGCTGCTGACCTGTTATTAGTAACATAAAGAGAGTTGGTTAGTGCACATAACCACCATCCCGATACAAGTGAAGCGGTGAAATACAGAAATAAGACTAGGATCTGTACTCTCTTTTTTATAATTAACAGAGGACACTGCTGAAAGTGTGTCATTGCTAACCACAATATATAATTACTAATTTATTAAATCTAAAAGAAAGTGAAAGAAAATGAAAGACTAATTTGGACAGTAACTTACAGTTGCGATGAATCGGGTGACACTACAGTGCCACTAAACTATCACACTTGCCAAAGAACATCAGTTTTTGGTAATAGTGAAGAAGCTCATGACTTTTATTCTCAATGCATTGGGCAGAAGGATATTAGACAGATAGCTATATCTTATGATGACTTATGTCGTGCAAAATACGATGTTATAGACATAGACAAACTTAATTATTAATTTTTTAATCCATTAGAAATGACAAATGCGATGAACAGTGGTAGTATCCCCACTCTAAATGAGAATGATACACTATTGTACAGAATCTGGTCTACAAGTTCAGACAAAGTACAGCTAGAATTTATTGAAAATGTAAACAATCCATACAGAAGTGGTGGTGGTGCAGGTATAAACTTATTATATCTTGCTAACAAATCAGATGTAAGATTTACTCGTAGAGGGTATCGTGCATGGTTGACTGGTACTGCTGAAGATGTTTACCCATTATTCAACATTGATCCTAACCATGTAGCTAATAGCTGGCAACATGATGCTGAAAGAGATAAGAATTATGTTGAACTAAACATTGTTAATCCAACTGTTGTTGGTGTAGCTAGTCCTGATGGCGAAGTTGTTCGTGCTAGAGTTCAGATTACTGAATCTACAGAGCCTAACGCTTGGCAAGCTGAAGATCCAGAGAACCGCTGCAAGCGCAAAGGTAAAGATGGTGAAGTTATGCTACACAATGGAAAGAAAGTATTTATGAATGCACAAGTTGTATCATGTTATGGTGACACAGCTGCAGAGCAAACATTCTTGAAGACAGACACTGCTGTTGTACAAAACGCAGATGCCTTGGATAAGTTTGCAGATGTTGCAGGATTAAACCTAGGATAATATAAATAATTTAGGTATATCATTTGTTTGGTATACCTAAATTTACTATATTTGTAAAGTTTTATAAAGAATATTTATACATAATTATCTAAATCATTGAAAATGAATACATTAATAAAAAGCGCAGGTAAGGTAGTAGCTACAGTATCTGCATCTCATAATGTCACAGTAACTGAAAAGCAGATTACTATTGACTTATTTACTACCACGACTAAAACCAAAACCAAAAGACGTGGAAGACCTGTAGGGTCTAAAGCTAAGAAGTCTACTAAGACTACGAAGAAGACAGCCTAATCAATAGACTGTTAATACTAATTGATAATGAAGGGGCCTTGTGCCCCTTTGTTGTCTAATTCTATTTATCATGCAGAATACTACTTTAACTAGAGGAGAAGTATCTCTTCTTATACACAGCGTACAGCGCACTTTAATTAAGCTAGAGCAATATGATTCTAGTAGTGAGTTGGTTAGAAAGCATAGACTTCTTATCAACAGATTATTAGATATAGAGCAGGCACTGAACGAAGAAATAAAGAAAGAACCAATAACAATATATAAATAATGGGAAAGATGAAAGAGTTATATGCAGCTATTCAAGAGGGAGAGATAGAAACCTTAAGACATAAGATTAGATCAGCTGAGCAACAAGGTCAGCCAGAATTAGAATGGCAAGGTAAATTTGTATCCACAACATATGCTACATATCTAGTACAATTTAGTGATACATTCTTAAAAGAACTAACAGATGATAACATTAGTAACGCAAACAACAAGTCTGAGCGACTCATATAAGCTAGGCACTATTCAAAATGTGGTAGACTATTGCCACGACAAAGAAGTTCTAGGTGTTGATACAGAAACTGAAGGATTTGACTTTACTTGCAAGAAGATGATTATGTTCCAGATTGGGGACGAGCATCAGCAGTTTGTTATAGACACTAGGTTTATTGATATTACACCTTTAAAAAATATATTAGAATCGCCTGCTATTATAAAGATATTTCACAATGCTAAGTTTGACTACAAGTTTATTAAAAAGTGGTCAGGTATAGAATGTGATGGAGTTTATGATACGTTTTTGGTTGAAAGAATACTATCTTGTGGTCGTCACATAGGTTATGGACTGAAAGACCTCTGTAAACGCTACTTAAATGTAGAGTTAAATAAAGAAATCAGAAACCAATTTATAGGGTTATCCGGCCAAGCTTATCGTGATGACCAGATAGTATACGGTGCCAAAGACGTAGAATATTTATGTAAGCTTCGTAAGCTACAGTTGCCTAAGATAGAAGAGTTTAAACTACAGAGTGTAGTAGAACTTGAAAACCGTGCAGTGTTAGCATTCTCTGATATTGAATACAATGGTATTGATATTGATAAAGATGCTTGGGAGGTCATTGCACGTGCAAGCGAACAAGAAGCCTTGGACATGAGAGATAAATTAGATGACCTGGTAAAAATCGTCCCAGAGTTGTCGTGCTTTGTGTTAACTCATGTTCAAGGTGACTTGTTTACTCCTATTGAAGATATACGTAAAGTTGGGGTCAAGTGGACTAGCCCTACACAAGTTCTAAAAGTATTTCAAAAACTAGTCCCTGAACTAGAAGATGTTAACGGTAAGAAAATGTACAAGTACAGACGTAAGCACAAAGTCATTGATTTGTATGTCAAATACAAAGAAAAGATGAAGCTTGCTACTTCTTACGGTAAAGACTTCTTTAAATTTGTTTCAAGCGATGGTAAAGTACATACGCAATTCAATCAAATACTTGACACTGGACGGGTCGCATCCAAGAAGCCAAACATGCAACAGATACCTGCGGATAATAAGTTCCGTAATTGCTTTTTGGCTCCTGACGGCTGGTGTTTCGTCAGCAGTGACTATTCTTCTCAAGAGCTTAATGTAATTGCATTTGGCTCTAGTGATCCTGTATGGATTAAAGCTCTTCAAAAAGGACAAGACTTACACAGTGTGTGTGCTGATCTTGTATACGGACAAGAGTGGATAGATGCGGCTGAAGATGACTGTAGTTATATGAAGAACAAAAGCAAGTGTAAATGTCCTAAGCACGGTAAACTACGTACAAATGTTAAGACTATTAACTTTGGACTAGCCTATGGTATGGGACCACATAAACTTGCGGATACTCTTGATATAAATACAAAGGCAGCTGAAGCTCTGATTAATAAATACTTTGAAGCGTTCCCAGCTATTGGCGGGTTCCTAGATAAACTAGGCAGCTTTGGCAAAAAGTTTGGTTATATCAAAACATTTCCACCCTACAACAGACGTCGTTGGTTTCCTACATGGTACCCTCGTATCTATAAAGACAAGAGCCAGGCTTTTGAGCTTGGTAGTATAGAGCGCGCTAGTAAGAATACACCTATACAAGGTGCATCTGCTGACATGACTAAGAAAGCTTTGATTCTTATCAGAGACCACATTAAACTGTATGACTTACCTGTAAAGATAGTTATGACAGTACATGACCAGGTAGACACTATATGTAAAGAGAGCATAGCAGAAGAGTGGGTGATTACAATGACAAGACTAATGGAGCAAGCAGCTCTTGAGGTAGTTACGAACGGTCTGTTGAAAGCAGACACAAATATTAGTAAATCATGGGAAAAATAAAATTATATAAACTAGATGCAAACGTTGCAAGAATACTTGCTACTGTGTCTAGACTTACTGAGGTCCCAATCAGTAAGATTAGAGGTAAAACCAGAAACGGTGAAGTAGTTGCGGCTAGACGTATATGTATGGTGCTTATTAATGATAAGTTAAAATACAGCTCTACTGTAAATGCTGCTATATTTCATAGAGATCATGCTACAGTGCTGCACGCATTTAAAGTGCATGCAGATCTTATGGATGTAGATAAGGCATATGCAGAGTTCTTTAATATATGTGAAATAGCTATAGGAATTAAAGGTATGTCAGATTCTAATGATAAAGATGAAATGATAAAAAAGTTTGCAGCTCGTGTGGAATATCTTGAGCATGAAAATGAAGAACTGCAAATGCAAATTAGTAAAATACAAGTAATATTATCATGAACAAACCAAAACACGAATTTGACTACAACATGTTTGCCTGTACTATAGGCTTTCTAGGTATAATAGTATTAATATTAACAATGTTAATTATAAATAATTAAATTATGTTACACGAAATAGAATTAGAAAATGGATACACGGTCCAAGTTGATTATGAATATGAATCATCTGAATTAGACTACAGTGGTACAGGTTACCACGGCGGTGTTACAATTAATGCCTTATGGGCAAACTTAACAGACACTAATGGTAACCTGTTAAAGGTAGATATTCTGCATTTTATGCAGGGTTTTGAAGAGTTTGATAAAGATGAACTTGAAGGTATAATACAAGAAAACTACGAAGACTATGAGCCAGATCCAGATAGATTTAGGGATGAGTAAACTAATAAAAGTAAAAGATACAGAGCAAAAGAAAGCTCTTAACAATTGGGCAAAGAAAGGTTTTAACGGTAGTATTATCGCTGGTACAGGCTTTGGTAAGTCTAGGTGTGGTGTTATAGCTGTAGCTAAAACCTTATCTGATGGTGGCAAGGGACTTGTACTAGTTCCTACCCATCAGTTGCAAGACCAATTTAAAGAGGAGTTTATTAAGTGGGGCTATGAGTCTGCGCTAGATAATGTAGACATCTTATGTTATGCTTCTGCTTACAAGCTAGAGGATCAGCACTATGATGTTGTGGTCTGTGATGAGATACACCTTGGTCTGTCACCTGAGTATCGCAAGTTCTTTGAGAACAATACTTGGGACAGATTATTGTGCATGACTGCTACATTACCTGAAGATTACGAGTATAAAGAGTTGTTGTACAAGATTGCTCCTCTAGTGTATATGATAAGTCTTGATGAATGTGTAGCGCTTGGCCTTGTTTCTCCTTATGAGATAGTTTGCATACCTATACAGCTAACTGATGTTGAACAGAAAGAGTACAAGAAAGCTAATAATACATTTGTATATGCTAAATACTGTCTTGGACAGTTTGGTGCATTTGATAAAGCAAAGCATATTATGGGTGCAGGTAAACACACGGCTAGCTCTGAAGATAAAGCTGCTGCTGCACAGTTCTATCGCTCTATTAGAGCACGTAAAGCTGTGGTAGACCATGCCGATGGTAAAATTGCAGAGTTGCAAAAGATTGTTGTCAAGAACATAGGTGAAAAGATACTTGTGTTTGGTGGTAGCAATGAGTTTACTAACAAACTTGCTGACGCAACAGAAACATTCTCTACTGTATATCACAGTGGGAAAACTAAGAAACAAAAAGAACAAGCACTGAAAGATTTTAGATCAGGTGACAAGCCTGTGCTATGTTCTACAAAAGCTTTGAACCAGGGCTTCGATGTGGCTGATGCTACAATGGCTGTTATATGTGGCTTGACTAGCAAGTCCTTAACTATGATACAACGTGTAGGTAGAATTATACGTTATCAAGAAGGTAAGATAGGCAAGATACATATCTTGTATGTCAAGGATAGTCAAGAAGAAAAATGGTTGAAAAGTAGTGTGAAAAATCTAGATAATGTGACCTGGTTACCTTGTTAATCAGGCGCATTTTTCGTAAATTTATAAGCTTATGCAATTAGAAATTGACATTAATTTATTAACTGAAAATGAGATAAGTGCAGATGATTATCTTGCTTTGTATGCTATATACAGAAAAGGATTTAAGACTCTGTCTAATCTAAAATTAAACCCTAACTGGGATGACTTACAAGAGAAAGGATTCGTTAAGATTGGCCCTGAAGGCTATGACACATACATTGTTAGGCAGAAGTTTATTGATTTGTTTGCTTCTGATTTTGATCAGATGTTTGCTCAGCTTTTGGCTACGTATCCTATGAAAGTTAGAACATCTAATGGTATCAGGGTATTACATGCTTCAGATCCAGATGCCAAGACAAACTTTAAAGCCAAAGAAAGGTATAGAAAGATTGTTTTGGATAGAAGGCACGTGCATGATCGTATTATGAAACTATTACATGTTCAGCTGAAGGTAGACAAACAAAGATTAGAATACTTACAAAATCTTGAAGTGTGGATAAACAATCACACTTGGGAAAAATACACAAATATAGACGACGATGCAGGAGAACAAGAAAGAATCACAAGAAGACTCTAACGTATTTCAAACTAGAGGATTTCAAAGAATAGACAGGGCGGTAAATCAATCTGTTGCTATAGTCAAACAGGCTAAGAAAGGGCAACGGAACGTACTAGCTACGTCCTGGAAAAGACTTAACAGGAATCTTCTAGGTGGCCTACAAAAGGGTAAGATGTATGTAGTTGCTGGTCGTCCTGGTGTTGGTAAATCAGCATTCAGCAACCAGCTAATCTTTGATGTGCTTGATACTAACAGGCACAAGAAAATAATTGTATTGTATTGGACCTTTGAGATGCCCGGTTACCAGCAGGTGATGCGGTCAGCATCAAAGGATGTTCAAAAACAAATGGCTGAACTACTGTCTGTAGATAATACATTGTCTGATAAAGACTTTGGTATCTATGCGGCAAAAGTTCAGAAGTATAAGAACTATCCTATATACTTTAACAATGTTCCTCGTAGTATGGAATACATAATGAATACTAACGAAGAACTATTTAGTCAGCATCCTGAGCACACAGTGATCAACTTATTTGACCACTCACGTTTGATACGTGGCAATGAAGAAACAGAGTTGCGCAGACTAAACACAGTATCTAAGGGTTGCATGTGGATGCAATCAAAACTTGGAGTTATTAATATATTATTATCACAGCTCAATCGTAACATAGAACAAGAACATCGTGCTAAGAATCAGTACCAGCCACTACTAACAGATTTGTTTGGTGGTGATAGTATTGGCCAGGATGCACATGTAGTTATGATTCTTAATCGTCCTTATGACTTGTATGGTATCACAGATACATACTGCGGTGAGAACCCGCAAGGGTTACTCGCATGTCATATGGAAAAGAATCGTGACGGCTTGCTTGGTATGATTGGTTATGAAGCAGACATGAGTACATTTAATATTAAAGAAAGAAAATGATGGAGTTACCAAAAACTGTGGTTAAGGCGAGCCGTAAGTCGCCTAAGAACATGATAATCTATGGTCCACCTAAGATAGGTAAGACTACAGTATTGTCACAATTAAAGGATTGTTTAATCATTGACCTTGAAGAAGGCTCAGACATGGTTGATGCCTTGAAGATTAAAGTTAGCAGCTTAAAAGAACTTGGTGAAGTTGGGAAAGCTATCATAAAAGATGGTAGACCATACAAGTATGTGGCTATTGACACTATCTCCAAGTTGGAGGAATGGTGTGAAGCTGAAGCTAAAACTATATACATGCAAACTCCTATGGGTAAGAACTTTGAACAGAAGAACCCTGGTGCATCAGTCCTATCATTGCCAAACGGCGCTGGCTATTTATATTTACGTATAGCCTACAAGAAATGGATAGACAGACTGAATAAACTAGCGGATCATGTTATCTTAGTTGGCCACCTAAAGGACAAGATGCTTGAGAAGAAAGGCAAAGAGGTTGCTGTAAAGGACCTTGACTTGACTGGTAAGATCAAGCAGATTACATGTGCTAACGCTGATGCTGTTGGTTATATTTACAGAGAAGAGGATGAAACTATGGTTTCTTTCAACTCTTTGGATGATGTAACAGCTGGTTCACGTTGTCACCACCTAAAAGGTAAGACCATGCCTCTAAATTGGTCAGAAATATTTATTGATTAACCGCGTAAAATTTTAAATCATGATTGAAGCACGCACAAACAACCCTGGCGAGGTCACGCAGAAAAACGAAACACCAAACACTATTACAGTATCTATGATTCTGGAAGACTTGGACAACGGCGTTGACCGTCCAGGTATTCAAGAGAAGTATGGTCTTGAGAAGTGGGAAGTAACACAGATGTTCCAGCACCCAGCATTGAAGGGTAAGAAAGCTAGAAAGGTCCGTAAGTTGTCTTTCAACTTTGTTGATGATACAGCTGCAGATCCTAATCAGACTAGTATTCCTGTAGAAGAACCAGATGTACACCAAGAAGCTATGTCTACTATAGCAGCTACACCTGAGTTACAACAGGAAGATCCTTTTATAGGAGAGTATGGTGAAGATGAAGATGAATTTTAATTATTAAACTAATTTATTATGGCTATTAAAAGCAATGACAGTAATGTCGAAGTTGCAGGCGGAGGTATTAAACTATTTTCAGGCCTTGGCAACTTCAAAGTAATCGCAGTAAACCCTACAATGGCTGAGCTGCACGAATTGGGCATCATGGTAAAACAAGACCCAAACTATTTTGTTGAACTAAACGGAACTGAGTATTTCAAACTAACTTTCTGGATTAAGAATGAAGATCTTACTACAAGATTTGATCTTCTTATGAACGGATCAGAGCGTGTATCTCAGACAGGTAAGAACCAGTGGATTAATGCTATTGGTCAGTCTACTTGGTCTGACGGTGAGCCTGAGTATGATTGGTTCAAGAAAGAAGGTTTGCGTAAAGCATTGACCGGTGAAGAAACTCTTATCAATTTTGTTAAGCAGTGGGCTAACGTTGCTAATGGCGATGAGGCTTACTTTGATAGTATAGCTAAGATTGTTAAGGGTGATGTAACTGAGGTTAAAGCTTTGGTTAAACTTCTAGAGAGTAATGAAGTTAGATTACTGATTGGTGTTAAAGATGGTAAGTATCAGACTGTGTACACAAAAGTATTTGGTCGTGTAAAACCTCAACGTGATGACTTGTTCGTTAAGAATCTTAATGATGATTATGGAACATTCAATGCAGAGTTTGACACGACGTTAGCTTGGGGTGCATTTAGTCCTGAACTAGCCGTTGTTACTCCAGATGCTGACTCTGATAATGTATCAGAAGATGAAGACTGGGTGTAACATTATAGTAGTATGGCCTTGTAACCTAGTGGTTATATGGCCTAGTTAATCAAATAATAAAGGGTAGTGTAAAAGCTACCCTTTTTTATTTTAAATTCGCAAACTATGATTAAAAGCAGAAGTAGTGAGGATGTATTGACGCCTGATAGAATACTATCAAAGATTAGTGAGGTAGATATATTTGCATACTATTGTAATTCTTTTAAACAGTTGGGTGTTAAATTTTGCAGTGAGATTAGACAGGATAAGAAACCAGGTGTTTATATTATACTTTGGAAAGGTAGACTTTTGTACAAAGACTTTGCTTATCCGGATCATAAATTTGATTGCTTTGGTTATGTCATGGCAGCATACAATGTTTCTTTTTATTCTGCTCTTCGTATAATTGACAATGACTTTGGTCTTAATCTTGCATCAAGCAAAGAGGAGATGGCTTTCACCAAAGGTTACCTTGGGTATCAATCTAAAATAAAGATTGAAAACAAAAAAGTAACTATAATTAAAAAGAAGTCTAGGCCTTGGAAGCGTAAAGATGCAGATTTTTGGTCTCAATACTTGATTAGTAAAAAAACTTTGACTAAGTTTGCAGTTAGCCCTATCTCACACTACTGGATTAATGACAGTAGATTTACATGTAAGCTTAGCTATGCATATAAAATAGGTAGGAAATACAAAATTTATTCACCTTACGAAGAAGTAAAGTGGATGAGCAATACTAACTCTAAACAAATTCAAGGATATGATCAATTACCTAACAAAGGGGATCTCTGCATTATCGCATCATCTCTCAAAGATGTTATGTGCCTTTTCGAGATGGGTATCTCTGCAGTCGCCATGCAATCAGAAATGCAATTGCCACTGCGCAGTACAATCGAAGAACTAAAACAGAGATTTAAACAAGTTGCAGTCTTTTATGATAATGACTTTACTAATCCCAACAATCCTGGTCAGACCATGGCTAAAAAGATTTGTAAAGAATATTATCCTATGAAGAACATTCTCATACCTGACGAGTATCAATTAAAAGATCCGTCAGACTATGTTGCGCACTTTAAACAAACAGAAGGATTACAAACATTGATAGACATACAATTGTGAAGCGACGTACACGAAAACCAAAAAACAAAAAAGTAAGAAACGCTACCGCTAAGGTTTATAAGGGTATTAAGTTCAGGTCTAAGCTTGAACTTTTTACGTATAAGAAACTAGAAGATGCAGAGATTAAATCTTTGTATGAAAAGAAGAAGTATGTTTTACTAGAAGGTTTTCATTATACAGCTGAGTGCCACGAGCCTCACAAAACAAAAGGTTATATCGATAGTGGATATAAGGTTAGGGATATTACATATACTCCTGACTTTGTAGATCCTAATGGTAAATGGATTATAGAAGTAAAAGGTTTTGCAAATGATGTCTTCCCTTTGAAGTGGAAGATGTTTAAGAAACACCTCATGGAACTGGAGAATCCTCCAGTATTATACCTGCCTAAAAATCAAGGCCAGGTGCTACAAACAATAGAATTAATTAAACAACTTTAATTTATGGAATACACAGAAGATTTGGTCCTCCGTCTGGATGGGCTTGGGATAGATATGTCCAAAGGTCACAGTGATACAGCCAAGCAACTTAATAAGTTGTATGAAGAAACAAGGTACAATACATTTGGATACCTTGAAGATCTTGAGAAGTTTGATAAAGTCTTTGAACCGGTATATGGTTTGGAGTTTTTCATACTAGTCAGAGATGTACAACAACAATTCTTTAGAGAGATTAAGTATGCTGAGCTATCAGCTGAACTAAATGAAATACACGAACAAAGTAAAATAAATAGACATGAGTATAAAAACGATTGATAAGCAGATCAAAGGATCTGAAGGCCTTGCTAAGAAGATTAACAAGGGCGCTGAAAAGATGGTATTTGACATCTTGCAGTCTACACAGTACTCTACACCTATCCCGTCTACAGTGCGTGAGTTGGCTACCAATGGTGCCGATGCGCAACGTGAGAAGGAGATGGCTATAGAGATACTAACTGGTAAAGCTAAAGCAGAAGATTACTACATTGAGCGCCACGGCGAGCAATATAATGATAGTAACTTTGATATTAACTATTACAATCTGGATCATTTAGATACAGAAAACAACGACGTACTAATTACATACAAAGAGAATGAAGGAACAGGATACTGCGATGTAGTTACGATAAAAGACCACGGTGTTGGTATTGGTGAACGTCGTTTGGAAGGTGTGCTTGAGCTTGGTTATTCAACTAAGCGTAATACAGCTGAGAACTTCGGTGCGTTTGGTCTTGGTGCCAAGGTTGCATTGTCAACTGGTGTGGATTTCTATACTATAGAGACTGTACATAATGGTAGGAGGTTCAAAATGAACTGTTACAATTACAAGACAGACTTTATTATACCTGCGTTTAATCCAGGACTAGGGCAGCCTAATCCTTACATTACACTTAGTGATGGAACTAAGGTATACTATGAAGATGCCAAAGCAAAGAATCAAACCATAATATCGTTTGGGGTCAAAAAGCACAACAGACGAGATTACCGTGATGCGGTAGAAGAGCAGTTGATGTATATGCCTAACATTAAATTTAAGCGTATTGCAGAAGATGGCTATGAAAGGGAAGAAAACATTCACCCAAGAGTTATGCACAACTCTGATAACTTGATTATCTCTGATACATATTTGTTTAGTAAACCGCACATTGTATTAACTAAAGATGTAGGCGCACCAACCGGTGTTAACTATGGCTTTGTTGATTTCCGTGAGTTGGAAATGCAGCAGATGTGGGGACCAATTGCTTTCAAATGTCCTGCAAGACAAGTAATCAATGACCCAGATACTGGTGAAGAGATTGTATTGCAAGATGGTGTAGATGTTACGCCGTCACGTGAGAAGGTAATATGGAATGAGAACACTAAAGCATACATCAAGTCTGTAATTGAAGCAGCTGCTGATGAGGCTAGTGAGATTGTACAAGAAGAGCTTAAGCAAACAGACTTTGTGTCTTGGTTGATAGCTTGTAAGAAAGTCTTAACTAAAGCTGACAGCGGTAGTGTGCTTGGTAGATTGTCTAACATTATTGACCAGGAACAACTCAAGCCTAAGTTTGGGCCTGACCCAAGACTTAAGAATGAATCTGTAAAAGCTTTATTCAGAGGTATGAAGGTTGAGGTTGTAACTAAGAGCAGAGATTATGGTACTGGTGAAGATACTATTGAGAGAAATGCTATTGAAAACTACAGCCAATTGAGAGAGAATAACATCTTTATCATGGGTGAAGAGAATCATAGCAAGTACAAAGATATGTATCTTATACACGAGTGTGATGGTCCTGTTATTTGTATTAAGCCTGTAGAGAACTGGGAGCCTAGTACTGTTGTTAGTACTGAGTCTGTTAAAGCAAGCAAGAAAGCACTTGCTAAACGTGCTAGAGTTCTTGAGTTAATTACTGAGTCTACTCACAGTCGTAACTATGACGACATAGAGGTAAATGAAGAGTGGTTAGAAGAATACAAAGATGAGATTGCTAAAGCAAAGGAGGTTGCACAGTTCGAGAACATTACACCAGCTGAACGTCGTAAGATAGAAGAGCGTATGGTTGCATACACTTTTAGATACAACGAAAAGCATTGGCATAGTTCTGGTAGTGACAACCGCTACATCAGAGACAAGATTGAACCAAAGGTAAAAGATCTTATGAAGACTCAGCGTACTACCTATTACGGTACTGCAGCTGATGATGATAAACTGATGGTAGCTTGTGGTATGATACATCCTTTTGCTCCTAACATTCGTCAAGTATACAAAGATATGCCTGGATGGAGAACTGAAGGTCAAGACGATAGACTGTTTTTCTTTGATACTCCAGCTGTTAGACTTGGTACTGGTGAGTTTACAAAACCAACTACTACAGTCAACAGTGATGACGGTACGGTATATCACAATACTAATTTTGATTGGGATACACCACAGGTTATCAGAGTCTCACAGAGCAATGTTAAACACATTAGCATGAATCCTAATGTTAAACACATTGATGAATTCTTTTTACAATTAACACCTAATGGAGGATATACTATGGATGAATACGCAATTAAGTGGTACACTGCAGATAAGATGAAAGGTATCACAGATAAGACATATTTATATTGTCTTAAGGACATTAATCCAGACTTGTTTGAAAAGTATCAAGATGTATACAATGCATCTGATGTGGATGTAAGAGTAAGTCAGTGGATGAAAGATACTGATATATTTCCTATGGTCGAGAAGATTGTGGAAATGCATAACTTCTGCAAAGACAACGATGACGCCGCTGCTATACAGCAGAAGAGTCGTGAACTCTTTGTGCTAGATGTACCAGAAGCTATTGGTCAAGATCAAGAGTTGATGGATAAGTTTAATGAGCTTCAAGAGTGGTCTGAGGGTGTGCATACACTATTGGATTGTATTAGTGAAGTATCATACTGTCCTAATAATGATCATGATTTAGATCAGGATCTTATTAAAGAAATCAAGGTTTACCTGGACGCTAAAGGCAGGCTAGACTGGTAATAATCAGCAAGTTACAGGGGTGAAATATCCCCTGTATTACTTGTATAAACAAAATTTTTATATTATTTTTAACCCTAATTAATTAATTATCATGATTACAATTAATGTTATTGAGAACCAAATATCTGGTTCGTACGGCGACAAGCCGTTTAGTGTCAACTACTCCGAGGACACTTATAGAAAAATGATGGAGTTATCTGACAGACAACAGTCTGTTACAACTATGGACGAGTACAATGCACTCATGGAAGAGTTTGCTAAGCTTACTGTCCAAGACTACAAAACAACTGTAGAAACTGCGTGCCCGTGGATTTATGTCAACGAAGGTACAGGCGAGTTCTTTTTGAAGCACGAAGGTGTAGTATCTAGTATACCTATGCCACAAGCTTTGGTTGACCGTATCTTTGAATCACTTGACAAGGGTGTAGATTTTGAACCACTTGTAAAAATGTGGATTAGATTCTTACGTAACCCTATTCTTCGTCAGAAGATGAACAACTGTAACTGTGAGAAAGGTGAGAAGTTCACTGAGAAGTTTTTTAACTTTGTTAACTTACAGTATGTACATCCTAAACTGAAAGAAGAGTTAATAGAAGAACACGGCTTGAGTGAAGAAGTTGCTGAGCGTAGAGCTACTATGTATCAGATGAAGATTACTCAAGAGGGTTTACTAAATGGCTACAAGGTATCTCACGAAGTTATGCATGCGTATGACACAGAGACTGGTGAAGTAGTAGATCGTTACAAGCGTACATTCAATCCTGATACAGGTGAGATTGAAGAAGGCGGATTGCCTGAGCATGTAGAAGATAGATTGTTTCAGCCTGCTATCATGGGTACTAGCGGTGATGCATTTTACTGTGAGGGCCCTAATGGTTACGCTAATCCAGGACACTTTATCAAAGTTGGTTGTACACACAGATTACCAGATTGGTCTTATGTAAATACAAACGACAATGCATCTTGTGTTAAAGGTTTACACTTCGGTGGTCTTAAGTACATTGCATACTACAGCGGTGAGATCCACAACATTTTTGTTGATCCTATGCATGTTGGTGCAGTGCCTGATGACGAGACTGGTGCAATCAGATGTTTACAGTATTTTGTACATTCATCTCTGGCTGGTGTAAATGGTAGTATCTATCACAGTTCTACCTATGCAGCTAAGACTGATGCTGAGTGGGAAGAGATGCGCAAAGAAGCGGTCGCTGATTACTCTGACATTAAAACAGAGATTGATAAAGATATTGCAGAGGTTAATTCTCTGTAATGTTTGTGTATTCATGATTCTAGTGGGGGGACGAAAGTCCCCTTTCTAGTCTCTTAACTTTAAATCCTATTAACATGAGTAAGATAGTACTTATAGATGCAGATAGCCTACTGTATTTTGAGATGGGTAAAGATACCCTAGAAGAGGCAATTGATGGAATAAACCAAAGAATACAACAGATACTTATTGAAACAGAAGCTGAAAGCTATATAGGATATTTAACATTAGGTAAATGTTTTAGGTATGATGTCGCTAAGACCGTGCCTTACAAACACAACAGAAAAGGTGGTTTAAAGCCGCCTATATTTTATGCATTACGTGTCTATGTACAGCAGGCCCACGGGTTTAGAGCTGTAGATGGATATGAAGCAGATGATATGGTTGGTATAGCAAAAGATTATTTTATATCACAAGGTCGTGAAGCTGTTATATCTAGTCCCGATAAAGATGTGTTACAACAGATTAGGGGCAGACATTATAACTATCAGAAGGCTGAGTTTGTAGAGACTACTGCTGAAGACGCTAAGAAGTTTCTTTGGAAGCAGGTTCTAATGGGCGACAGTACTGATGGCATACCAGGCATACCAGGTCTTGGACCTAAGACTGCAGATGCTATCATTGATAACATGCCAAAGTCAAAGTTAGCTTATCACGAGGTAGTATTGTCTCATTATATGGCTAAGTTTGATTTGCCTGAAGCTGTAGATAGATTTGCAGAAACATTTAAACTTGTATACATACTTAAAAGTCTAGAAGACTTACATGAGTCTGCATATCTTGATGCGTTTAACCTTCAAACTTTTAACACTGATGAATAATACAGATAAAAAACAAGTTAAGTGGGCCCTAGAAAGCCCACTAGCCTTGTCCCTTGAGGGCGAGCTTAAGTTTAACAATAGTAAAGATGTTATTACTAGTGTTTCTTTTAATAATCCAGAACTTACTATTTCTTTAGGCGATACTCAGATGTTTCGCAAGATGCCATTTAAGGTAAACATTATTGAGAAGACATCTTCTACAAAGTGTGAGCTAAAGGTTGCACCTAGAACAAAGTCTTCTGTGTTTATTATGCCTATGCTTAGTGGTAGTAAAGAGTTATATTTTTATGATTCTTTATTCTTGAACTGTTTTATAGGCACTAAAGATCATCCTAACAGTGTTGTTTTATTGTATAGATTTTCTGGTAGCGCTCTGTTCCTTAAGTTTGAGCAGGCTCTTAAGAAGTTTACGACGTTTATAGATATGCAAGATCCAAGTCCACATCATGTTATGTTTATCTTTGATATACCTAGTAAGTATAAAGATGATTATAACAGATTTATTCTTGGTAAGTATTCTCATTTTTCTCCTGAGTTGAAGGATGCTATATTTAAGTTTCACAAAACAGATATGCATTCATCGCTTGGCCAGATACTTTACAAAAGTGAGAAGCGTCGTTTAAGACTGAGTCAGAATCTTGGTATGGAGATACCTACAGACATGGAATTGTTTGATGTGCCAGATCCTGAAGATGAAATATATAACCCAAAAATTTATACAAATGAGTAAAGGAATAGAAAAGCAAGTAGGGGATTGGTATCCCTTGCTTGAACCAATACTAAGTTCAAGTTACTTTAATAGCTTGACTACAACAATAAAGAAAGGTAAAGCAGAAGGTAGGATTATATATCCTGATACAAAGCTTACCTTTCGTGCATTTAAACTCTGTCAACTAAAAGATCTTAAGGTAGTTATCCTTGGACAAGATCCTTATCATGATGGCAGTGCAACCGGGTTGGCTTTTGCTAACAACGGTGACGGTCCTAGAATTAGTCCTAGCTTGGCTTGGATTAAGAAAGCTCTAGAACATGATTATGATACACTATGTCTTGACTTTGACTACGATCTTACTAGTTGGGCTGACCAAGGTGTGTTGTTATTGAATACTGCACTAACTGTAGAGAAGGGTAAAGCCGGATCTCACACGGTGTTGTGGAATACATTTACTAAAGAATTATTAAATTCGTTAACAAATACCAAAGATGATATTATATTTGTACTATGGGGCAAGAAAGCCCAAGACTATGCAAAGTTCATTAAAGGAAATAATAAGATTGTCACTGCTCCGCATCCCGCTGCTGATGCTTATACTGGTGGGTCTGCTGGGTTTCATACTAGTGGTACCTTTCGTGCTATTAATGACTTTCTTAATATTCCTATTAAGTGGAATACACATTGTGGTGAGCCTTTGCCTCTTGAGCGTAGCGAAGTTCCTTTCTAAATTTTAAATTATGAAACAGTTAGCAAGAATTATTAAAGACTGTGGTCACCGTGGAAAGGTGGGCCACATTTATGAAGTGATAGAAAAGAATCCAGGAGATGGATTTAGATTAGTAATACCAGGTCAAACTCAATTTACATTTTGGTATCCGGAAGATTGTATAGAAGAGGTTGAGCTTGGGGCGTGCACTGTGCCGTCCTTTGATGTAGGTAAGTGGACAGAAAGTATAAAAGCTTTAGAAGAAACTACTACTGGTCTAGATTTAGAGGATATAAAGAAAAAATCTACTTGGAAAGTCCCTGAGAATGCAGATTTTGCATGGCACTTGGACAAAGTTACTGAATCTATCACGGATTTATTGAAGGAAAAGAACGCTGCGTATGGAAACACGGCGCTCAATCCTCTTGGTATCTTTAGCAAGCTTGGTGCAGCTGAAGCTATCAAGGCTAGGATAGATGACAAGTTAGCCCGCATATCTAACAAGGGTCTTAACGATGATACAGAAGATACAGCTAGAGATCTAGTTGGTTATCTTTTGTTATTGTTAATGGCTATCGATAGGGATTAACCTTGTTTTGTTCGTACACTTCTAGTATACGTGACATCTGCTTATAACCAGGGAAGAATGGCAACGAGTAATATCCCCATGGGGTCTTATCTCTGTTGTCTTCTCTTTGGGTTATAGCATCTACTACCTCATCCCATGTATTGTTTGTAGCTTTTAATGCATCTATTACTACACCTGTCATTGGTACAGGAGTTCTGATAAAGCTTACCATTTCATTTGGATTACTTAAGAATCCAAGTTCCATTGCTGTTCTTGATAGCGATGCATACATTTTTCTTGTAGCCCAAGTTTTAGTATATAGTCTTTCATCGTCGTCTCCTTTCATACCAAGGGCCATCAGTGATAGTGCTAGTAATAATACCATTCGTAGTTCTGCAGCTGCTGCTCTGATCTGTCCCTGTCGCATTGAGAAGTACTCATTGAAAGACATCTTTTGTATGTTTGGATTATCAGGATTGTCTTGTATGTATTGTTTGAATAGTTTTTCTGCTACCTCTTTGTTAGCTTTCATTTTATATCCTAAACCAAAAGTAGTTGCTTCAGCTGATAGTTTTAGTGCTGTAGCCAGAGTTCCTTTTATTTTACCAAAGAAGTTCTCTTCTATTTGCCACGCTTCACCTGCTACTACACTGTAACGACCTTGTTCGTATACATCTGCTACAGGGTTGTATCTAAATGTACCTAGCCTTTCTCTAACTAGACGTGGCATCCAGTTTTTAAACTGCATAACAACATTACCAGTTAGAGTTGTGTTAACTACATTAATATCTTCATCAGACATCTGCCCTTTTACAGATCCTCCAACGTATCTTGCTATGCCTCTGAATTTATTCATGCCTTCTTCAGACATTCCTTCTATTTTTAGACCATCTTCATTTATAGTTGTTAACTCAAAGATAGACTTGCTTCCTTCTGGTAGCAGTTCTAATCTTTTAGGCATGCCGTCTTCGTTTACGCCATAGTTCTGGGACATAGCTATCAAGATATTGTTATCAATCATCTCATCCGCCTTACGATATGGGTAGTAAAGTTTATCCATAGTAGCAGTCTTTACTAGTTTACTAGCAGATAAGTTGTTTGCTACACGCATAGTAAAGTCATCTTGCCAAGGTTGGAAGAAGTTTACTAGTCCTAAGTATTTATCTTTTTGTTTGTAGAATAGACGATGTGTTTCCGCCATCTGCTTGTTTGTATAGTGTAATCCTTTAGCTCCCTCCATATATGCAGAAGCTTTGGCTGCTAAGTATGCAGCTGAACCCGGTATGAATGCAAGGCCTAATACTTTAGCAGAGAAGTATTGTTTAGCTCCTAGTATTACTTTGTTCTTACTATAACCTCCCCAGTCTGCATCTTTTGTTTGGATACGCTGTCCGTATAGATAGAAGTTTACATACAGTTGTTCAAATGTTTCTAGCGTATCTCTAGAATTCATTTTTTCTGCTAGTTTACCTGTCTTGTCTAAGAATGCGTTGCCGGTTGCATCACGTAGTGCAGCTGGATTATCAATTAAGAAACTTTGTAGTGCTAGTATGTGCGCTTCAATCTCTGACTTGTGTGCATAGTTGTGTACGGATTTACCCATCAAATATAATGCGCGTCCTAAATCTTTTGTTTTTAAACTATTATCTACCTCACCATTAGCATTTCTAACTGGAGCCATGTACAGTGCAGGTATAGTTGCAATAGGTAAACCAGTAATCTCATCTAACATTCCGCCTTTGAAGTTATCATCTTCACGGATCTTCAATCCTTCTAGTAGTGTGTCAGAACTTAAGTCGTAGTTACCTGCAGCAATAGAATCAATTATATCTTGATGTATGTTTGCTATGAAGTTACCTTTAATACCTAGGCCTGACATCTCTGCAAACTTTCTATTTGTTTTTTGATAGAAGTCAAAGAATTCTTTTAATGGCTTTCTATCATTTAAGTACTTGTATTTATCAGAATAGTACAGCGCTTCTTTTTCAGGCTTAATCTCTAAGTGATACCAAGCTTTTGGACTTGTCCATGCTGAATCTCTACTGAGGTCATGTGTGTTTAACCAGGCCTGCTTCATTGCTTCACGCTTCTTTCCACGAACATTATTTGGATCAGGTACCTTCTCATACTTACCTGTCTTCTCATTATACTCTTCGTAGTCTGCAAACATTTCATCTATTCTTGCAAACTCTCTTTCTTTCCACTTATCAAACTTCTCTTGGTAACCCTCTTTCTTTTGGAATGTTTCTTTTGCCCATGCCACATCTTTGTTTTTTGCGGCATCACGAACTCTTTCATAGTACTCAGGCGTATATTTACCAACCAGGCTGCCAGTGTTCTCATCTATCATTAGTCTGTAAGCATCCATCAGTGACATGCCATTGTCTTTGGCCCACTGTTCTACGCCGCCCTGATATTTTTTTATTTCTTTTTCTAATTCATTCTGTGCACGACGTGTTCTTTGCTGTGCCTTGTCTATGTATCCCCAAGCTGTTTGGAATACAGGATGGTCAAACTCTGACGCAGTGGCAAATGTCTTAGTTAAGAAGCTAAACTCTTTTACTAATCTAGTTGGATCTCCTACACCAAACTCTTGTCCCATACCAACAACTCTATCAGCCAGCTCAGCCTTTAAGTCTTCGTGTGTTCTTTGTATAACACCACTAGCTCTATCAAATCTTTGTACTAATTTATTATATGCAGCCTCATCAGACTGTTGTAAATCTTTGAAGAAGTCTCTTGAATATTTAGACATACCTGTATATAAACCAAACTTATCTATCAGGTCTACCAGTTCGTCCATTTCTATGTAGTCCGCATTTTCTGCGCCGTCTGGCAAGAACTTATCTTTTACTCCTATTCTTTTTTCTAAAGATCTAACCTGTCTTGCAACTTCAGTAAGAACAGTATCTAATCCTCCATTCAATTGTAGAGCGGTTAGACTTTGTTGTATAGATTCTATCTCTGCAGATAGTTTATCATATTTTTGTGGATTGTTTCTTACCTTACTTCTTTTTTGTACCAGTGCGCCTTTTCTAGATGTAAGTCTTTTTATAAGTTTATCTATACCTTTATCACCAAACATCTCATTTGCTAATGGTATTTGTTGTAAGAACTCATTGCCTGATAAACCTGCTGCTTTACCACCGGCTTCCATCTTGACTACTTTACCAGTTAGCTGGTATTTACCATTTATCTTTTTACTTTCATACTGTACATGTATAGGTATAACACGAGATTTTCTTACATGTTTTATACCGTACTGTCTTTGTAGTATATCTTTATATGCACCTATCTGCATATTGTACTGATCCATCTTGCCTACGTGTGGATTCTCTACAATTCTAGCATTCTTTCCATAACTAACTACCTGTTCTGGTCTCGGTGTAATAAACTTGTAGTCTAGTATATCTACTGTACCATCAGAGTATACAAACATAAGGTCAACTGTACCTGCAGTTTCTTCTGCCACTAAACCTTTTCTACCTATAGGGTCATACACAATCTGCTCTGTCTTTACTACAAGCTCTCCCTCAGGATCTATCTTTGCTTGCATTTCTTTTGCATTTGCATACTGCTCAGCTGCTAAAGAATACAGTACATTGAACTGACCTTCAGTTAAACCAGACTCTTTTTGTATTTGTTTTTTATCACCCTTCTTTTCAGATAAAAGAATCATTACACGCTCCATAGTACTATGATGTTGTGTACCACCGCTTCTTTTTACCTCGTTATTTTTGTTTGCATTTAATTCTATTGCACGCTCTTTACCCACGTTACGTATAAATGCTGCGCTGGGCCTATCACTTACCCTGTTAGCAATAATTTTATCTGCTTCTGTATCATAGTAACGTGGAGTTGTTCCTGCGGGATCTAATACTATCTGCTTACCAAGTGCAGCTAGCTCTTCAACCTTTGCATTCTTTACATCTCTGCTTTCTAGTCTTCTACTAGTTTCGTCTAGTTGATCGAGTATCTTTTCAGTTCGCTGCTTGTCTGACATTGGATTTGTGTCTTCCGCCTGGAAGAACTGCTCTGTTCCTAAGTCAACGTTCTTTAATTCTTTTATACCGTTAAGCTGGTCATTCATTATAGCAAACGACGCCTGCGCAAACGGATCACTCTTAGGCATCTTAAATGTTTTTCTGATAAAGTTCATCACCTTATCAAACCATCTTCTAAATCTTGACACTTTCTGTGGTGTGTCAGCCCCGGTCTCTTGTGCTACTATTTGTTGTGCAATTACTTTACCTATTGCCTCTTCCCTCATTAGTATAGGATCATTCTCATACTGCTTTTGATAGACAGGATTGTTCATTACATTCCCAAACGCCTCATACTGTTCTATCTCACGCATCATAGATTTGTACAGCGGGCTACCTTTTGCTCGTAAATATTTTACAAAGAAGTGAGCTGCTTCTTCTGGTAGAGTATCTAGTCCGGCCTTGCCTTCTATGACTTCAACAACTCTGTTTAACATGTCAGCTTTTGCTACAACATCTATTGGGCTACCATTTGCATCTAGTATCTCATCTACTGCTTTATACTCTACACCTATTGTGTCTAAGAAGCTTCGCATTTTATTGTTTAGCTCTATACCGGGATCTCCCTTGGCAGCTACCTGATACTGTGGCGGTAAGAAGTCTCCGACATCATTGAACTCACCAACAGCTGTAGCAAATGGCTCTGCTATATATTTATCTCTGTTAAAGTTTTCTACTATATCATACGAGTACAAAGTAGATTGGCCTAACTTTTTATAATTAATACGATGCCTAGTATTCATCAAAGCATTGTATTCTTTTAATTTTTTGTTTACATTTCTTACCTGCGCGTTAGACAAACCTTTGTTAGGGTCTTTAGGTAATCTTAGATCTACCTGGACGTTAGGAGTCTTATTGTTGTTCTTTGTATACATGCTATACGCTCCATACAAACCAACGTTTGATACTAACTTAATCCAGTCTGGGTGTTTTCTATTGGGACATGTAGCCATTTAACATTCAAATATTGTGCGCAACGTATCTAAGTGTGCTGTTAACGCAGGGTTAGTGCTATCAGGTATAACTAGTTTTATGTTTGGATTAGCGTCGAGTAAACTTTTTATTATAACTACTCTAGAATCTATTTCTTGTTGAGTAGATTTGTTACCAGGTTCTAATCCTAGTGGTGGTAGCAAGAAGGTCTTACCTGGGTTCTTCTTTGCTAGCGTATCTATTTTACCTATACTGTCTGCAAATATAGCAAAATCTACCGGTTCTCCATACTGTGCTTTTGTAGGCGCAGATATTACATTAGCTTTAGCTGTAAATTTTTTTGCTATTGGCAAACCTTTTGCTTTGGCAACTCTAGCTAAACCATTTGCAAATGTTCCTGACTGATCCACTGGCACAATTGGTATGCCGGCTATATTAAATATGTCGCCTGTAACAGTTTGCTTGCCTCTACGCATCTCTTTTACATTTGGATCTAGAGTTTTATCAGTATGGTCTTTGCCATCTAATGTGATATTATTAGAGTTAACCATTGATATTATTCCCTCTGGCCCATACTCTTGTAAATACATTCCATTACCTAGTGTAGTTATTTGCTCCCATACCATAGTCCATGCGTTACCTATTTCCTTTCTCTTGCCTTCAGATAGTTTTTTAACTACAGTTTTATAGTTTGCTTTAGAGTCTTCAGTAAGTTTAAATAGTTTTTTAATTGTAGTTTTTTTGCCTGCTTTTATTAATCTTGCTTTCTGCTCTCTTGACAATGATGTATCAGGAATTTCTACAGATATAAACTCTTGAGGAGGCCTATTAGGAGAGGCTATTTGTAATGCTCTAGCCCCAACTATTCTAACCTTATTGCTTAATCCAGGGGGTATTTGTGTTTTTCCTGTGTCTGCCTCAAATCCATACGTAGCCTCATCAACCTTTTGTTTCATATATTGAGGAACTACGAATGGATTTTTAAAATTGTTTTTATAGAACTGTAATCTAAAGTTATCTAGATTAACATTGCTTTGTTCTTTTGTTCCTGCTAAATACTTTTTTAATATAGGATCAACTATGTCTATGTATTGCTGAGCCGGTATCAAATCCATAAAAGATACAGGGGATGTTTGCTGTCCTGATTGTAGTATTATAAACTTAACAATATCTTTTGCAAGCTCTGGATCTTTCTCCATTAGTACTTGCATGTCTTCTATTAATGCATTACGCTCAAAAGATGTAAGACGTTTGTTAAACTTCTTTATATTTTCCGTGGCATACTCAGGGTGTGTAGGATCATATGTCTGCAGTATTGGGAATAACTCATTTAGTATTAATGACTTCTTAGTATCCTTCTTCAATTGCATTACTCTTCTAGCTAAACTAGGACTGTCTTTAGTACCTTGGAATAATCTAGAAGCATCCTTAAATAACTCTTGCTGATTTTCTGTTCTAACTGTTTGTAGTATATAGTTTACTAGTGAGTTTTCTACAAGGCCTGCAAATCTTGCCTTATCATCATTTCCTATATCTCTACGATTTATAATATCTACTATTAAAGAGTCTAAAATAAATTCAGCATCTGCTTTACGTGTAGTAGCAAACAGACTATCAAACATTCTAGATGAGCTTTCTAAAGATTGCTCAAATGATTTTTGAAAACTTTCATCTAGATACTTATCTAAGTTTACAAATTTGTTTTCAGCTTTTAATGTATTTAACTTCATTACCTGCATTTTAGCTTCCATTCTATTTTTAGGAGCTAAACCAGATCTGTCACCGGTAACTGCTTCAGATAGCTCTTGCATTGGAATAGTTAAGCCGTCACGGATATCAATATACTTTTTCATTGCCTGCATTTGGAATGTATGATAATCAATTAGGTCTTGCGGCGTAAACTGATCTAACAGTTTTGCTTTCTGCTCAGGAGCCATGCCATTAGACATCTCTTCAAACTGTCTTGCCTTTTCACCTAGAGCTAACATTCTTTCCATTGCTGGAATAGTATACTCAACTGTTGCATCAAAATCTGTAGGTAGCCCTGATAGTGCAGCAATGTCTTTAGCTTTATTTTCATGTTCTTTTTGAAGAGTCTTACTTATTTCACCTAAACCAGTAGCCGGGTTCTCTGTCTTTGTGGCAACCATCTCGAATAGAACAGGCTGTGTCATAAACTTAGATACAAACTCTAAAGGAACACCTGCTCTAAGCATAGATATGTACGTACTAGCAGTAGTCAAGTTACCGTTTATATCAAATACAAATGGATCTTTGGATACATCTACAAAGGCATTGATAAACTCCCCTATAATTTCTGACACATAGTTTAATCCTAACGCATCCCTAGTTCCTCCCATTGGAATAGCTAGGCTCCCATCTTCTAGCTCTATCATTTCATATGCAGGCATGCCTATAGAAAAGTCTGGGTCTACTCTTAACGCTAGTCCGGCACGTTGTGCTTTTATCTGGTGTGTATTAGCTACAGCTGCAACACCTAAGGCCTTCTTACCTGCTAAGAATCTGTTACCCATTTCCTGTATAAACTCAAACTTAAGAAGATCGCTAAATCTAGGGGATTGATTAGACTTTCCTTGCAGGCCTCTAATAACATTAGCCATGTCTTTTAGTCTCTGAGCTCCAACCGGTCTAACTAGTTGTTCATAGTTAGCCTCATTTAAAACAATTTTTCTAGAGTTAGTTAAGATTTGATTCTGAATAGCTTGTGTAGCATTCTGTCTTTCTAATGGTATGTCTTGTTTGTCGACTGCATTAGCTATTTGTGAATCAATCTTTTCAAACTCTTTAGATATTTTATCTTTAACACTTTGAATAGATACATCCATGCCAGTGTCCGCATCTTGTATCTTAGCCATCCTGCGCATCTCTAGTAGTCCTATCTCAAAGTCAATGCTATCTCTTTGTGATCTAGGGGCTTTCTTTCTCTTCTTATACAGATTATCAATCTGTTTGCTTACTTCTTGTACCTCTGGGTTCTGATAGTTTTGATAATCTAGTTGTTTTAGTTTAGCAAACTCTTTATTCATTGCTACAACTTTATCTACAACAGATTCGCCCAATCCTACCTGCTGTGCTAGTGTAGCATACTTTCTAGGATTTAAAGTTCTAAGAGCTTGTACTCTTTGAGTGCTTGTAGAGTTTGCATTAGTTAGGAATGGTACAACATTTAGTTCATTCTTACTACGGTTATATGTATAGTTAGGTAGGAATATAGATAGTTTATCAATATCGTAGTCACTACCAGCTTTAACTACAATCTCTGAAGGTACCATGATAGCATCACCAGCCTCTTGCGGTAAGAAGCCTGCTATCTCAATTGCTTCTATAGAGTTCAATGCTGACGTTGGAATACGGAATCCATATACTTCAAGCATCTCTTTGCCTCCTATCTTTTCACCGTCTCTATATACACCATCTTCTCTTATAGTAACATTCTCTCCAATCAGCTCTTTAAAATAATGTGGTAACATTACCTGCATTGCTTTTACCTTACCATCTTCTTTTCTATAGAACTGTAGTGCAGCAACGTTCGCCCCATACTTATGTTTATCTTGGTATACAGTACGTTGTTCTACCTCTATACCTGCAGATGATACTTGTACCTTAGCGCCTCCAAATGTTTTATAGTTTACAATACGATTAGATACTAAAGAGTATAGAAGGTTTTCTATCTTAGGCTTATTACCTAATACATCTAGCACTCTAGTTTCTCCTGATAAGAATTCTTCTAGACCATCTAAGTATGCATCGGACATGTCTCGTCTTTCAGCCTCACCTCTTAATACTTCTGTAAGCTTTTCATATCCTTCCTCACTGATAGTAAACTCATTGCCTGCGTCTTCTATTCCAAACTCTCGTTTTAAAGACTCAAACTCCGCATCAACTAGTTCATTTTCTAATACCTGTAGTCTTTTATCTATAGCAGCAACTTCTTTATTTACAACCTTACCATTCTCATATGCATTAGAAGCAAGTAGTGCTCTTTGCTGACTACCTTTAGATACTTTTGTTTTTACTGGGTTCTGAGTTTCAACTTGTATACCCATAAAGTCGTAGTACAACTCTGATACATTAGCCTGGTCTATTCCCGCATAGTCTCCAGACTCATCATAGAAGTCATTAGATGCATTATCTGCTCCTACAACTTTACCTACTTTAACACCACTTTCAAATACCGCTAGCCCCACCTGATTATCTATCATGTCGTCTAGCATCTTACCTAAATTACTACCCTTACCAATAGACTCTACTAGTTGTGGGTATATAGGTAATACAGATAGCTTGATAAATGCAGGTGAATATATACCTGTAGCGTATGTAGGCCCGTAGTACTGTGGTTTTAGTGGAGGGAATACTGCCATCTCTTGTGCAGATAGTGGTTGACCCTCTCTAACTTTTTTATATGCAGTTCTTTGATCTGGCGTAACATTACCTACACGCTCTAAGAATTCCATATACTCATCAATAGTCATGTAACCTTGCGCATCTGCCTCATCAAACTCTAAGTATGGTCTTAGTATTTCGTATACTTCTTCTGTCTTAGGGTCTAGTTGTACATTAGGTGTTTCTAATTTAATTTGTATAGCCGCAGGATCTGCTCCATATGCTTCAGCATACTCTAAAAATCTTTCATTAGTTATAGAAGCTTTTACATCTCTATAAGTTATGTGGCGCATCTTGCCGTCTGCAGTCTTACCATCTAATCTTTCATAGTTTTGGTTTAACCAGTCATTTACTTCTACACTGTTATCTGCAAAGAGCTTAGGCCCGTGTGGTCCTGATGTACGTTTAAAGAATGAGTCTGGCTTAAAGAATCCTAAGTCTCCTAGTACAGCTATAGTCTGCTCTATGTTACCTGCTTCATGCAGCATCACAAACTTCTTAAGCATGTTCATTACATCTCCCTCTAGCATAGAGTTGTGAGTACCACTCTTCTCAAAATCTAAATTGTTCTTAGCAAGTATTTGATCTGATACCTCAACGTTATATTTTATATTGTTTTCAGGATCTAGCTTAATTAATTTATTTTCTATGCCTGCTCTAAACAGTTCTTCAGCTCTAGTTTTTAGATGTGTTCTTAAGTCTGCTTCTATAGCCTCTTTATTCTCAGCCATATATGCATCTATGTTTCCTACTCCACCTACATCTTGTAAATTTACTGAGGTTACATAGTCAAATACTCTTAATTGTCCCTTGTTTCTATTGTAACCATCTATAGAGTTACCATGATTACTAAGAGCTTTGTATATTTCTTGTCTTAAATACTTTGACATTTGACCTACATACTCTGCTTCTGTCTTAGGCATAAGATCTATAAGTGCAGAGCCTTCTTCATTTCTTGCATTTAAGTCAAATACAAATTGTGATTTCTTTTCTGCTGGTCTTATCTGTGGTATTCTACCATCTAGCACAGCATTGAAGTCTGTTCTAAATCTTCTAGAAGGCGAGTTGTTTTCATATACAAACCCTCTACGGTTACCTTCTTTCTTGATACCATTCAATGTACCCATACCTATCTTCATGCCTCCCATACTTCCTTCTAGGAATATAGAACCTTTAACAGACTCCATTAGTTCCCCGGTTTCAGGATCTATAAAGAACTCAGGTACACGACCATTGTTTAGTCTACCTACTATATTAGTTGTAAAGTTATTTGTTATTACACCGTAAGCAGTTTTACCATCAGCTGTTTGGAATTGTAGGTCCACAGACTTTTCAGTTCTATCAGCTTGTATATCTATAATCTTTTTAAATCTACTAAACGCTCCGCTTTCTCTGCTGAATATATCCTCTATACTAACGCCCTCTTCACCAAGCTCTACTAGTTTAGATAGTATACCTGTACCCTCTGATGGTACAAGCTCTGAAAGAATATTCATTCTTTGTTTAGTACTAAGAGACTCTGGGTTAGTAAACTCTACACCCATGTAGTTTAATATTGCAAGAGCATCAGCCTCATTAATGTTGGCTCCTTTACCTGCAAGCTTAGCAAGAGTCATTTGACGACCATTAACATTAAATGCTTTATTCGGCTCTATCACTACTCTACCAGTTTCTGGATCTACAGAGAAAGGTCCTTTACCTTCTTGTACTCTTTCTTTAAAGTTAGCTCTAAACTCTGACATGATAAGAGCAGACTCTCTATCTGCGTTAGCAGGCATAAATGTAACATGTCCATTCTCTGCGTCGTATATAGCTATAATATCTTCACTATTAAATTTATGGAACTGCTGTCTAAACTGTCTTTGTAGTTTAAACTCATTAGCAGTTAATGCAGATGCATCTTTAGTTACCTGCAGTCTGTTTATAAGAGTTGTAATAGGACCAGGTGTACCAGCTATGTCAGCGTACTCTGGGTGTTCTATAGCTAACTCTCTTAGTTTATTTATCTGATCTGCAAATGACTCAGTGCCTGCTAGTCTTTTAAGAACTAGATTGAAGAAAGGCTTGTAGTCTACTAGTCCTAAACCATAAGCACTATTTGTATTCTTCATACTTCTAGATGCAGGCAGTGTAGCAATTAATAGTTTTACAGCAGCTGGGGCAGTGTCCTTTAGATTAATTTCATTATTCTCATTTATATTGTAGCTATCTCTTAGCTTAGTAGACTCTGCATTTTCTTTTATCTCTAGTTGTACCTTAAACTGCTCTAGAAAGTCAAATACAGATTGTGTAACAGCTGTTGTATTGTGATAAACCATCGCAGCTAAGTTGTCTATATCCTGCTGTACTTCTGCGCTTGCGTTTTGTCTTATCTTATTTAGATTTGTAAAGTATGTACGATACGTAACATTCATTAACTCCTGCATCTTTTGTTTCTTTGCATCTGAGTTATTCTTAGATGACAAGTCTAACAAGTCAGCCATACTGAATCCAGCCACCTGACCATTAAACAAGTGTCCAAACATTATACGAGTTAGTGATTCTGTAATAGCCTTGCTTTGATCTACGCTTATCTTAGAACCATCTGCTAGTGTAATACGCTTATCCATGGACATTGCAAAGTCCGGGTTGTTTACAGGTTGTACAAATCTGTTATCTCTAATACTATCAAAGAACTGTTGTAATCTTTGTCTGTCCGCTGCTGGCCCTCTACCAAGCATTGTGTTAAAGAACTCTTTGATTGCATTAAAGAATCGTTTTATAAAATTACTATCCTTATTTGTTTTGTTGCCTATCTTATACTTATCTCCTACTAACATGTAAGATCTAAACTCTTCAGCAAGTCCCTCTTCTATATTTTCTGTTTGACCAGTAAGTCTTGTGAATGCATCTTCTATCTCCTGCTTAGTTTCAGGAGTAGTAAATCTACCTGATACTACGTGGTACGCCTCGTGATATACTGTACCTTCTTGTGCTAGATCTGATAGTAATACTCTAGCAGCATTTAAAGTTCTACCATATGACTTACCATCAATAAGTCCGTCTATTACTTTGATTGGTATGTTAGGAAACTTACCTTCAAACCATGCTATCTCTGCAGGTATGTTAGCAGCTTTGTATTGTTCTGTAACTTCAGAAGCTAACAAGTCTTGTACTTCAGGTCCCATAGTAGGATCTTCCATCTGCCCACCGAACTTAGCTAATATGTCTACAGTAGACGGAGCTTGCTTTGATTCGGAGTCTTGTGCACTGTACGCTTCTAGTATAGCCTGATCCACACTAGTAGGATTAGTCTGTTTAGCAGCATCTACTTTTGGTGGAACTATAACATTCTTTTCTGAGATTTCAAATCCAGCGGTAAGGCCAGGGCTTACTTCTTTTATTTTAGATACAGCGCCCATAAATGATAAATCTTTCTGAGCATTATAGAAGTCAATAATCTTTACAACATTAGTGTCAACATCATCACTCTTAACAATTATCTTGTTATCATTACCTTTACTTATCTCATAGGTTCCTATAAGTGAGCCATCCGCTTTGGTAACAGTAAGATTGTAGTCTTGTCCAACTACCATATCAGGAGTATCAAGACCGGTGTCTTCTTGTGCTCCTTCAGTAAGGTCTGTAGGTGCATCTGTTTTTGCTACAGGAGTAATAGGAGACTGCTGAGCTACAGATTGACCATAGTCATACTTTAGGTATGTTCTCTTTATCTGTGTATTGTTTACATCTTTAGACATTGGAACTATACCTGTAGTAAGTGGAGGTGTGGTGCCATCCTCTCTTTGTAGGAACAGATAGTCATTGTAGCTATCATATGTAACACCAGGTTGTGTACCTTCAGGTGTTACAACTACAGATGTGTATGGCTTATTAGGCTTGTTTAAAAGGCTCTTATCTATGTTGTGATTCTTTGTAGCTAAGAACTCTTTTAACAATTGTACGTTTGCTTCGTTATATATATCTACAGTTGTACTGATTGGATTCCCATCAGCGTCAGTGCTGTTAACTACATCAGCTGGGGCGTTTGGATCTAGACTTCTTATATCTATCTTATTACCGCCAAAGTTTAGGTATGTTACATCGCCTTCTCTTGCTGCATATATCTCAAATGACTTAGAGTTAGGACTGTCTGTAGCTCTTCTGTTAAATCCAATTAAACTATTAAGGTATGGACGAACTTGAACATCAGTGCCTTCTATAATGTTGGCAGCAGCTGCAACATCTTTATCAGTTGAATGTAGCTTTGTACCATATGCTGCAAGTATTTGTACAGCAGTTTCTATTTCTGTATCAGTAAGTGTTCTAGTTTCTAGTGGTACCGGGTAGCCTTTGTGCGCCGCATATGGCATACCTCTAACTACCTTATACTTATTACCACCTTCTTGTATAGTTGTAAACCCATCAGGACCTGTTACACCTGTGGCTATATTAACTTTTATTTTCTTAAGTTTCTTTTCATCATTTGTTATTCTACCTAGAGCAGCACCCTTTACGTAGTTACCATCTGCGTCTTTCTGCATAACAGCGGTGCCTCTACCTTTACCTGAAATTCTAAACGACACAGGCCCTCTAGACAATAAAATCTTTTTTCTAGAAACTTTATATGCCTCTGTAAGAATATCAAACTGAGCTTTGTTGTCTTCGTTTACACCAGAAAACTTACTACCATCTTCATTGGGCAATAGTTGTTTTGTGTATATAAGTCCGCCATCCTCTGATCTAACATATTTTTTATTTACTTTGTCGTAAACTGCCAGTACTATATCAGCGTTTTCCGGTGTAGCTTCTGAACCTGTAAAGAATTCGTCTTGGTTTAATGCATCTATGTCTTTCTGCTCTAAACCTGCACTTTCTACATTTCCTCTGTGGAATGCACGAAGTTCATACTTATCATTTCTTATATCAGTAGGTAGTATACTGTCAACAAACTTAAAGAATCTTCTTTGGTCTAAAGACATGTTCTCCTCACTGGTATCCTCAAACTTATTCTCTACGTCTATACCACCAGTCTTACCATATCCTATATCAAATGCATTAGGTTTAGTATGTGTCTTATCTTCATTAGAAATAAAGTCAGCTGTTCTACTAGGACCATCTATTGTTACAGCCTCATTAGATTTAGGAGCTGGCGCAATTACACCCCTGCCCATCACCTGGTCGTATACTCTACCTTCTTCTATAACTATAGCTGAGAGCTTCTTCTGTAAGGCGTTATAGTTTGTACCAAATATAATACTACGCTGTACTTTCTCCATGCCTTTGTATTTATTATCTAAGGCATCAATCATAGCTGCTTCTCTTTGCTTAGCGGCACGCAATGTTGTTTCTAGTTTTTCTAGCTTCTCTTCTGTGGCAAAGAACTCGTCCTCCAAGAACCTTTGATCTTCTCTTTTCTTATACAAGTCCTGGAACTCAGAATACATCTTTGGTCTATTTACCAATAGATCTGCAAACTCAGGATATTGATTAGCTAGATCAGCTTGTTCATTAGAAAACTCTATAAACTTAGCAGCATCTAGAGGATTTGCTCCTGGATATGTTTCTTTGAATTTTGTATATGCATTGAAGAACCTGTCTTCCATAAGTATATCCTTCAGCACATCATAATAATTCTTTGCTTTTTGTGCACTATCTTCAAGAACAGCTATCTGATCCATCAACTCTTCTAAAGCCTGCTCAGTTCTACTTATAGATCCTTGAGCATTTGTATCTAACTCAGTTCTAGTTGACAGCTTAACGCTACCATCAGGCTGTAAGGTGGTGCCTGATATTCCTAATTGTTGTAGGCCTTGTTCTTTTAGTTGTTTTTCTAACTCAAGTCTATCTTCCATAGGAAGCATAAATGCAGACTCAGTCTCTTTCAACATCTGATCTAGGAACTTAGCATTCTCTTTTATAAGCTCCGCGTCTTCTTGCAGTTTATCTCTCTTTTCACCAAGCTCTTGATACAGGGACTCTGCCAGCATCATATCACTCTCTAGTTGGTTTATACTTACAAACCTACCTTTTTCATCACGACGAGTTTCATATCTCTTAAGCTGGGCTCTCATAGCCTCAGCTCCATAGTTCAGTCTTTTATCTAGTTCCTCTATTTCTTTCTGTATCTCTACTAGTCTTGAGGTATCAGTTTTCTGTATTCTTTCTATAGCCTCTGCTACTTTACGTCTTTCTATTGCATTCTGATTTAGTATAGATACGCCAGGTCTATAATCACCATTTGACATAATATCATCCATTGATATTTTGTCATTAGCATCTTTTACATTATATAAGGTAGTCGGATCTAAGAATCTATAGAACTTTTCTTTACCGTCTTTGCCTAATATTCCAACTTCGTTCTCTCTGTTTTCATTATAGAACCTTACTTTATCATTCTCTCTAACAGCTTGCTGAGTTGCTACTGCCTGGCGCTCAGCTTCTTCCTTATTATAGTCGTCCATGTAGTACTCAATCTGCTGGAACGCCTCTCTCTGACCTTCAGGGTCAGTCAGATTATTATATAAATCAATAAACTGCTCACGTCTAGCTCTAAGCATTCTAAGATCTCTAAGTGTGGAAAGCATCTCTTCTTGAGATTCTGTTTTAGCAGCTTCGTTAGGATTATTATTTATAAACTGATTCATAATGTCAGCATCCTCACGAGTGTTCTGACCAAAACCATTTAAAGCACTTTGTTGCAGGGCATCTCTTGCAACTTCTAACTCCGCTCTAGCTTCTGGTGATAGTTTGTCAGGACTACTGTCTTCTAATGTATCATCCTTTCTAAGCACATCCTCTATCTGTTGTAACTCCCTATTGACTGTAGGAGCCTTTTGACTATATGCAGCATCAAAATCTATAGTAGTACCAGCTAGCTCGTTTACTCTTTTTTGTAAATCAGCTTCTCTTAAATCTACATTGTCTGCTACAGCTACTGCATGTGTTAGCATGTCTCTTACCTCTTTTGAATACTGCGCAAACTTTGGGTTATTGTTTATCTGATCATGGGCCTTCTTTATCTTCTTAGCCTTTTCTATTGCAGAATCTACTACTTTATTCTTTCTATCAGTAAGTTCTTGATCAGTCATAGTAGAGGTATCGTAGCCCATATCTCTTGCAAACTGTTCATTACTAGATTCTCTAACAGCCTCAAAGTCTTCCATTACATGCTCAAACAATCCAGCCTGTATTCTAGAATCTACATAGCTATACATCTGATCATTCTCTGCATTTTTATATGCAAACATGTTTTGTTCTGCTAACGCCGCATCCATCTCCTGCTGTAAGTTTGTAGCTTTAGAGAAGTTCTCGAAGTTAGTCTGCATGTTCTTTATAGTAGCAGCCGCATTAGGGTTTTTATTTAGATAATCTACTAATCTATCTGTACGTCTTCTCTTATCCTTCTGCTCTCTGATGGCACCTACGATACCCCCTTGTATTTCAAACTGTCTTTTACCAGTAGTTTGAGACTTAGCATATGTAGGTATACCCATGGCACCTAGCAAGAACCCTAAACCTATTTCTTTCTGTGTATCTTTAGCTCCGTACGTTTCTATGAATGTATCATCCAAAGATCTTATCAAGTCTAATGCTGCGTTAACACCATGAGGTCTATCCTTTTTAGAATAGTACTCAGCTGATGCGTGCCTACCTGCATTACTTAACCATGACTGTCCACCTTCTTCTACAAAACCTTCGTAGAATGGATTCTTAAGAGCGTGGTATGCAGCACTAACGTACTTACCTTTACCCATAGATCTATATGCTGCTCTATAAGGAGCTGCTACTTGCTTCCCTGCATCTCTTATGATCTTTCCAAAGCTTCCAGACATAGAACGTGCTCCAGGTCCAAATATTTTTGGGAACTGTAGCATGTTACCACCACCTACAAGAGCGAGGTTAGTTGTAAATACAGAGTTAGCTGATTGTGTAGCTAGGTCTTTTATAAAAGCTAGCTCTTCATCTGTAGGCTGTCTTCCATTCTTAGAAACAAAGTCCTCTACACCGTCTTTTACTACACTGTCTAAGTGATGTCTTGCTTCTACACCTGCCTCATACCCAGCACCTGTAACAAGCTGTCTCATTACCTTGGATGCACTCCTAGCTTTTTGCATAGCTGATAGCCCTCCACGAGTTAGCCTGGCAGCATCACCCATCTTATCAGTTGTCTTTGCAGTTTTACCTGCAATTTTAAATATCTTTTTTGCTTTTGATAGCAAGCTTGCAGTTGCTACAGCTTGTGCAGGAGCTGCGCCACCAAAACTTGCAGCGGTAGTAGCTGTCAAAGCCGCCTCTGTTAGGATAGCACCTGCTATAAAAGATAGCCCATTAGTAAAATCATTTGCCCAGAAGTTCCCTGTACCTAAGCTTTTAAAAAACCCTAAGTCTCTTTCTTCTTTTGCTATATAGTTAGGTAAGTTGTAGTCTAAGGCTTCGTTTATATCATCAAGACCACGTGTAAACTCATTATCAAATACAGACTTAAAAGAGTCTGCTGCATCAGCGTCTGTCATTGCATACTTACCCAAACCATGCAAACTTGTAAATATAGTTCCTATACCACCAACTGTAGCTGTAGCAGTTTTACCAGCTAGTTTACCTACAGCGTTACCCCACTCTGTAGCATTGCTTTGACCATACGCAGCTAGATCTGTAAGGTCATCATTCTCAATATTAATTGGGGCTCTTAGAAAGTCTGGAGTTTCATATAGCTTTGCAGCTCCCTCTGAAGCATCTTCAAATAACTTTTGATCTGCAGATGTTCTACGAGTAAGACCCATAAAGCTTTGACCTTCAACTGGATCTACGTCCAACGAAGTCTCAGCCTCTTTTGCTTTTGTTAACCCCTCTTCTAAACCTGTATCTTTATCTATCTCAGATTTAAACTCCATTAAATTTTTTAGTATACCCATGTTATAGTCCTAATAGTTTTGGATCGTATGTTGTGCTAAAGTAACTTTTTTCTATAGCCTTATACTGATTGTGTTTTGGATGATCTTGATTACTCTCTATTTCTCTAAGCTCACTTAAACTGCTTATACCCATTTGAGTTCCAATCAAATTTAGTAAATTATTTTCTATGTTAATTAAATTAGTTAACGTGTAGGCAGCTAAAGCTTGTTGTTTTGATGGAAGTTTTTTATGATCAAACGCCATAGGATCTTGTACCATTTGCATAATAGTGCTCATATCAAATCCTGCTCGAACTAGTGGAGCTAGTTGCTGCTGTTGTTTTTTATTATTAAAGTCAGCAAACGTCATTTCACCATGAATTAAAGCATCATAGTCCCCTTCATTACTTTCAAACTGCTGTGAAATTCCTAAACTCTCTGCAATGCTAGACATAAGATCATGATGTTTTGCACCTTCACTAACATTTTTAGGTTCCACTGTGTAGAATTTACCTTTATAGTTTAATGTTAAAGTTGCCTGCGTGCCTGTAAACATATCGGGCATAGTAAGTCCTGCAAATGTTGCACCGCCTTCTGTTCCAACGCTTTCTATTATTTCTTCCATATCGTTTGTGCTAGCAAAAGTACCATCTGCTCTCAAAAAGCTAAAGTCATTCATAGATAGTTGGCCTCTCATCACATTATTTACTTTATTAAGTTCTGAAGAACCTTCAGGTGCAAAAGCTATTCTATCTGAAGTTTTAATTGAAGCTGTATTAGTATGATGCTCATATAACTCATCCCCGCCTTTATCTTTATGTATAGTATAATATTGTTCAGCAATCTTTTCAATATTAGCTAAATCATCCTGAGTGTAGTTAGTGCCAAACATGTCATTAATATCATTAATACCTTTTCCTAGTTGAAGCATTAAATTCTTAAGCTCACCTTTACGCCCTAGCATTGGAGATCTTACATTTCTAAAGCTAGTACGAGTAAATAGAGTGTTATCTGCAGTATAAATAGATCTCTTAACGTCTCCACCAAAAGCTCTATCAGTGCCAAAGAATGATTGATCTGCAACCAACTCCATAAGCAGTGGTTCTATAACCTGATACTTAGAGTTGTCACCCTTAAATAAACCTTGCATTAGCTTGTAAGCATTTTTTGCATCTTTACCTGCACTCTTCATAGAGTTAGCGAACATGTTGGTACGCTTATTAGTTATGTTAGCTAGCTGTATCTGAGCATCTCTTTTCTCTTCATTAGTTTTTGCATCTCGCATTGCATTTAACGCTGCAGCATAATCCTTTTCCACTTGCTCGAATGTGCCCATACCTGCATCAATAGCACTGTTACCTGGTAGTACCATTACATTACTAAGATCTCCAAACCCTGATGCACCGCTTTGCTCTGGAGCCTGCATATAAGAAGGAACCATACCTACCTGCTTCTCAGCTACATCTCTCATGCTTTGTACTATACTGTTGTATGCTTCTTCTTGACTTAGCCCGTCAAGCTGTGTAAGCTTTTTTAGTTCTTGTTGTCCTTCTGATGTTGATATGTATTCTTCTAGTAAACCTTCAGCTATTCTATCAGCTTTAGCACCACTAACACCCGTCCATCTTTCTAGCAGTCCTAAAATATCACTAGGACCTAGTTCTGATCCAGACTTAGCAATGCCTTGTAGCATCTGTTGCTTCTTAGCATCATAGTCCATCATTAACTCTGTACCACCGTGGTATATATTACGAGTCATAGAACCATCTTCATTTTGATAAAAAGATTTGTGTGCATCAAAAGCATGCCCAATTATTTCTCCAGTCTCTTCATCTCTAACCACGTTGAAGTCTAGCACTTTTCTACCAGTCTTCATCTCTATCTCACGAGCAGCTTTTATCTCTGCCTGTCTATTTGCATAAGATTGTGACGCTAGCTTAAGTCCTTCATTCATAGCAAAGTCTTGAGCAATACCATCTACAATAGCACCAGAGTTTTCGTAGTCTCCTACCATAACTGTGTTTGCCATCTTATCATTTATATCAGCTATAGCATTATCCTTTATATACTGATCGCCACCACCCACTTGAACGCCAGCTAAGCTTCTCTCTACTAAGTCATGCTTCTGCTTGTTATTATCATAACGCTGTCTTAGTAATTGATTTACTTGTACACTTTGTGGGTCTACGTATTGAGATACATAAGGTGTAAGACTATATTTACTATACTTGTTTGCCATAATTAAATATATTTTTTAACTCCGCCGTACATAGCGCTTTGTTGCTCTTGCTGATTCTTAAGCATTTGCATGTAGTAATCCTGAACTGCCTTCTTATACTCTGCACTGCTCGGATCTAGACCAAGACTATCTTGTACCATCTTTCCAATCTGCTCTCTTGTATATACACCCGTGCCTCCAGAGATAGCTCGTGCTAATCTTTCTTGAGCATCATACTTAAGCCTATCAGTATTCATAGTAGCCATAGATTTAAACGCATTGTCTAACGCCATCAACTTTCTATCTTCTACTGCAGCATCAGCAGATCTGTTAAACTCATCAGTATACATAGCATTCTTTATGTTGTTTAATCTAGCTTGCTGGTTAGCCATCTTAGTTTGCATAGCTATTTGAGCTTCTTGATTACCAATCTCAGTGTTTACTCTAGATTCTTGTGCAGCAATCTTTAAATCGCCAGTCTGCTTACGTCCATAAGCTGCCATCTTAGCAATGATACCAGCTGGTCCAATACCACTAGTCTCAATAAATCTGTTCATAGCCCTAGCGTCAGCTGCATTCTGAGCACGCTCTGTGTTATAACTTACTCTATCTAATCTTTCAGCTCTTATGTTATTAACCTTTCCAGGTTCAGACATGTACTTAGGCTTAGTAGCAAATGCTGCGGCTGCAGGTATAAGCTGACCTATCTGTGCTGCACTTGTAAGTAGATCACTGTTCTTTAAACCTTTCTTAAACTGATCTTTAAGGTACTCACCCCTAGGTAATACTCTCTTCTTTTTCTTTTGATTATCATCATCTTTCAAGTCATCAGGCAACACAGCCGGTATTAACTTAATCTCAGACTCTGGAAGATCTATCTTATCAATTGTCTTAGGCTCAATATACTCTATAGTCTCTTCTTTTCTTTTATTAGTGTTAGTAGTAGTAGACTTCTTTTCCTCTTTCTTTTCCTCTTCAGGTTTTACATACACACCATTTTCAGCATCCCATATATACCCCTGATTTATCATATTAAAATGCTCTTCTCTTTGTCTACGAGCTTCATCAGTCATAAAACTTTCTGTTTCATCATCCCAGGACACAGGACTGTCTACAGTATTATATGAGGTTTGTGTAAAGTCCATAAACTCTCCTCCCTTATTATACATATTGTATCCACCTGCTCCTAGTTTTACAGCATTAGGATCTCTACCTGCTTTATCTTCTTGTAGCTTGGCTAGAGCATCAACATCTCTTTGACTTCCACCATTCTTTAATATCTCTTTATGTCTCTGTGCAAATGACTTACCTCCCATCTTTAAGTGTTGTGAGAAGAAGTAATCTCTTTTACCGCCCTTCTTAGCTATAGTAACTTGATCCATAGTCTCTCCACCTTCTACTTCAGTCATAGGATCTACCATGATACCACCCTCATCGTGTGATTGTCCTTTAAACTCTACAGCATCAGATCCTGGTATAGGATTCATACTACCACCCGGTAGCTGTACACCACCCATTTGATAGTAACCACCATACTTAGCTACATCAGTACCAAAATCAAAGCCTGAATATTCTTTAGACTTCATTTCCTCTATTTTTCTTTTTGATGCTAGTTTTCCTAACTCTCTCTTCTTTTTATCTTCAGCTTTTCCTTCTTCTCTTCTAGCTTTACCTCTTTGTATAAGTCCTTTACCTAAACCATATATAGCACCACCTACAACACCAGCTGCTGTACCTACAGGTCCTAATGATGATCCCAGTAATGCTGCAGTTGACATAGCTGCACCAATACCTGTGCCTATACCTGATAGTCCAGATCCAATAGTTTCACCTGTATTCATTGTAGTAGCATCTTGATCATCAGATGCCATCTTAATACCCTCACCTGCAAGTGATGCAATAGCTCCAACGCCACCCATGCCTATACCTGCTCCTGCTCCGGCAGCAGTGCTAGTTGTAGCCTGTGCTAACTGGGCAGTTCCTTCTTGTGCAGCTTTCATACCTGCAGTTTGTACACCTGTAACTACTTTAGGTGCTACCTTTTGAAATGCTCCAGGTGCTGCTTGTTCTAAGGCTGCCTGTGTAGTTTTAGTACCAACTACTTTAGCAGCTTCTTTTGCAGCTAAGTCTTTAGCTTTTTGAGCAGCTTTTTCAATACCCTTTTGTTTAAGCTTATCAAATACTCCAAGCTTGTCTAGTCCTTTTACACCTTGTGATAGCCCTTGTTCTATACCACTAATAGTAGAAGCTTGCTTTTGAACTTCTGCTTCTGCTTCATCTTGATACTTTGTAGACTCTTGAGCTTCTTTTAGCTCATCTTCCAATGCTTTTAGTTTAGCAGGGTCTGCTTCCGTGTAAGTAATTGACGCAGTCTCTGGAGCACCAGGCATGGTATTAGCTCCATACATAGGTGCAGCTCCTAAGCCACCTGCTTGGTAATAACCCATACGCTTCATAAAATCATTCTTGTCACTCTTAGGGTATCCGCCTTCCTTTTTTTGATCTACTTTAGGAATGCTTGGAGGAACTGTATATGTGTACTTCTTGGTAGTTTTATTATAAGTAAGAACTGCGTTCTTTGGTATTCTACCATTAAACCTATTCTGAAGTTTCTTTCTAACAAGTGCTTGATCGTTTGCGCTTACTCTTATTGTGTCGTTACCACCACCATTATTATTTTTCTTTGCCATAACTATCTATAGAATTTTTTTGCAGCCACTTCGGTGGAATACAAATTTATTAATTTTTTTGTAATATTGTCGTATTTTAAGCGAATTCCTATCCATTTATCTGAGAACTTACGTTGATTGTTCCACACTTTTCCTGCATCTATAAAAGCATTGTTTACAGTTTCGCTCATGCCGTCTATGTTAAACATGGGTGAAATGGTTCCAGAAGTTAAACTACTTGTTATATTTGTACCCGCAACACTTGCACCTGGTACGCCAAAGTTAGATCCTGCTCCTGCGGCTACTGGTGTGTTTACCAAGGCTGCCATATCCCTAAACTTATTTATTTTCCATGCATTACCTATGCGTCTAGTGTTTATCATATACTCTATATCTAGTTCTCCAGATATTTGATGAGTATCATAAACATAGAAACTACTAAAGCCTTGATCATGTATCAAAACATTATTAGTATTATATACATCTATCATGTACTCAAAGCTATAAAAAGTCTTATCTAAGTTTTTACCTGAGTTATATATAAACTCAAACTCTGATGCATAGTCTGTACCATAAAACTTTCCTCTGTTAAGCTCATCATTATGTACCCATATACCTGTAGACCCTTCAGTAAATGAAGCTAACTCGTCTGCAGATCTAGTATATTTGTAAGGCACATAATCGTGGAATGATACCCACACATTTAGTTCTACATCATATGATACAGTCCAACCTGAGTTCTTAAAGAATGTAAAATTATCAAATTTTATTATAAGACCACCTTGTCTAAATCTATGGATACTAGAATCATATATAATATTACCTAAATTATATTGATTTATAAAAGTTTTAGTAGGTTTTAAATCTCTCTTAGTTAGTATTACCCTGTCATATCTCTCATCATACATTGCATGAAAACCTATACCAATAATAGGATTATCAAAGTAACTAGTATCTAAACCGTATTGCTCTAATGCAAATGGAATATTATCTTGAAACCATGACTCTAACCCGGTCTTGCCTATGTCATACAGCTGATCTTTAAACATAAACACTCTACGATTTCTATAGTCCATAGTAAAGTATCCGTGCTTAGTCACCATACATACCCACTGTGATTGTGTACCTCCATAACCAAACTTTGTTTGTATAACCTCATCCGGGTCTTGTGTAAATATATCACCACTACCTACAAAAGACTCTGTACCATCTGACATTTGTAGTGATTGTTTACCCTTAGTTCTAAATAAACTATCTGTTGTATGTAAGTATAGTAAGTTATTAAGACTTATAAGCTTCCATAAATCACCTCTGTTACGTGGTAAGTCTTTGAATTGTAATGCTAAGTGTACACGATAGTTATCTATAAGACTTGAGTTGTCAGCTTTTGCAGATCTTTGTACTCTTGTTTTAAATATGCTAGGATCAGACTCTCTTAATGGGTATGGTATAGCAGGCTTTATATCTGCAATGCCCAAAGAGAATGATTCATCATATTTCATATTATCTTTCTTAGTAAGATCTATTTCAGCTTTTAGTGCTAATATTTTTCTTGCTGGAGATCCTGGAAAATATGAGCTATCTTTATCTGTTTCGTGTCTAAAGTTTATGTTATCTGTAGATTCACATATTGTATAAAGTATAGATTTATGATCTCTAGGGTTTGTACCAGCTACTTCAGGCCTGTGTGTTATACGATACCCATGTCTACATATAAAAGTATCTCCTCCAAATATATCTCCTGTATTGTGAGTAGCTCCCACAGTAGATGTATTATCATCTTCAACAGTGTAGTTAGCTAAATTATCAACGCCAAGTACTTCAAAACCTGTCCACACTAATTCTTGTGTATCATAAGAAAGATACATATCTGTTTTAAATGCATTAAGATTATGCAATTCCAGTCTAGGCATAGTATGATTCTCATATGAAAATCCTTGACCAGACGCAGGAGTTTGGTGCCATACGGCTCCTCCACCTGCCGGAGTAAAATTATAAATAGGGGTTCTACTAGGATTATATGCTAACAGTATAGAACTTTCACCTCCTATATTATATATCCTTTTACCAAAACCTATTCCTCTACCATCATATATAGAGTCACCATTTAAGTATGTTTTACATTTTTCTCTCAATGGAAAGTGTTGGAATGGTTGATTATTAGCTGTAAAATTAAAATAGTCTGTTCCTATATGCAGAGCAGGATAACTCATCCCTAATAGACATTCATCTCCTATATCATCAGTCACATCTGCATATCTATCACCTGGACCTAAAAATGATCTTACATCTACAAAATATTCTTTACTAGTATGAGTTGCTGGAACTAAACTATTTCTTCTGTTTAATAAATAAAAATCATGAAAAGTAGCTGTATTAACAGTTCCGTCATATAAAGATCCTGCAGATAATATAAAATCTTCAGTAGATCCATTACCGCTTATAGAAGTATTACCAGTACCACATCCTGCAATATCCCAACCATCAGCATCATTAGCTCTTTTTATAAGATCCTGACCTAGTACTCTTCTATTCTCATGCTTCCTTTCTGCATAGTATATCCTAAATCCTTGTACTTTATCTGCTATAGTTTTTGGTATTTTTATATCCTGAAGTCTTATTCCTAGTGCTTGTACTTCATGTGATATAAAACCGTTTTGTGTAACAGCTGGGTATGTAACCTGCCAAACAAATATTGCATAGTTTGTTTGTCCTGGTACTTCATCCTCTCCATCACCTCCACTACCATACTCAGTATAAGGTTCACTAGGTGGAGTTTGATCTATCCTAACCTGATCTGTTCCAGGCAAGTACTCTGTAACAATTGCGCTGGTTCCACCTGAAGTATTGATACTACCATCAGGACCATCTGCAAACATGTAGTATCCTGTTACACCTTCTAAACTTTGGCTAGGAGCTTGATATTGCCAATTACTATAGTTACCAAAAACTCCTGATATATAATTAAAAGCATTATCATATCCTACAGGCCATCCAGATTCATTGTTTGCGCTATAATCAAAGCTTGTTATACATGTTGTACTATGAGTGCCGTGATTCATTAGAAGATTATCATTAGACTGACCTGACCCAGCTCCGTTCTCTACACCCCCTTGTGCACTCCCTCCTGGAGTATTAGGGTTACAATCACCAACTGCAAAGTAATAAGTCTCAGTATAAGTGTCTGCAGAAGGTATAAAAGTTCCTGTATTACCAGCTATTACTTCTCTACCACTATTAGTATTACAAGGCATATGGTGGTGCCTAACATTACTACCTTTAAGATCTTCTACTATAACTCCAGGATTATTAGCGTCAATCATTTCATAGTCATCCGTACTAGGATAGAATTCATTTCTGTTTTCCCAAAAATTTGTGTTTCTATTACCAAATATAGAAAAGTCATAAAAGTGAAATAGCTTACCTTGTCCTTGTGTTAAGTCTGTTAAGTCTGGATCATTTACATCATCATCCTCATTTACAGTTAATCCATTCAAAAACGATACGCCCGTGTTTGGGTCTTGATCTACTTTTCTAACTTGAGATCCTGTTTGATTTGTAAGTCTTGATCTACCTGGTATGTGGTAAGCATATGACATGCTACCATCATTTAATACGAATGATATATAAAATGCATACACTTCATCTCTTGTATATCCTTTCTTGTTTTGATTTCTAGATGAAAGATTATCTATATCTCTAAAACCCATGTTCTTTACTATTGATGGGTCAGGCTCTGTATCTAAATACCCATAGTCTAAGTTATCAGCCGTTAACTCATAAGAATCAAAAGGGTCTAGCGGGTCAGAAACTGTTGTCGTAAGCTTAATAAAGTTAGCATATTTCTGATAGCCTATATCTTTAGTGCCTGCAAGGTTACCTAAATAGAGTATACTATCTAATTGTGTCAATGTCTTAGCAGTATCATAAGCCACAGTATCTATAATCGCTTCTTCTACTGATGAAGACTGGTAGCCTTCTAAACCTGAAAACACTATAGTTCCTGTATTACCGCTTACATCTACATCATTAAGTTTAAAAGCAAACTCAGCGGGAGCGCCTTCTTTATCTAACGTTCTATGTACTACTATAGGTCTAAGAAATTCATAATCTGTATTTAGATTAGTTACATTCCAAACAATACTTTTTCCTGTTTGTGTATCTGGCTCGCAGCCATCATACCTTTCTATGGGCCTAACACTCTCATCATCTTCCACAATGGGTACCGTCAATGAATAAGACACAAAGTTTGTTTGTGTAAAGTTTTTATCTACATACGCTAAAAATAAAGTATATGTTCCTGACTTTAATGCGCCGCCATTAGCTATTCTGGTAAAAGATATGCTAGGCACAGGGCCTGCATGTGGAAACAAATTAAGCCTATCTATGTAATTTTTGTTAGGAGATGTAAAAGGATTTACACCATATATTCTAGCGGTAGTGCTTTCGTTTATTTGTCTTGTAATATTTAGTGATCTAGGAGGATTATTATTATCTGTCCAGTATACTATAAGATTGTTATCTGGATCAAACTTATATGTTCCTTCTATAGGGTAATCCCAACTAAATTTTAAATCAAAGTCTGCATCACTACCCCCAGCATTTATTGGGTGAGCAGGGTTAATTACAGGCTCAGTTCTTAATACAAGATTTACAGAATCTGTACTAGCAGCATAGATATATATGTGATGAACATCACTATTATCTGTAGTAAATAGAACTACAGTATCATCTGTAACTTCAATACTACCTATAACTTTATGTCCATTTGCTATAGCTGAGTTAACACTTATGTTACCAGGCTCATTAGATAATGCACCAGCAGTTTCATTAGATAGCATATTCTTAGCATATCTGTATGATCCTTCTGGCTGATCTACTGGAGCTGTGTCTTTATTTAATCCTTTTATATACTTAGCCATTAACCTCTATATAAAGTTTCTCTTTCATTTAATTCTTCAAAGAAACATGCGTGCCTATTAATATCTGGTACAAGTCTAACCCATTGATTCATATAAGACTCGTATTTTTCTATGTCTGGGTAGTTAGCTGCATTTCTAGCTTGAGTACAATAGTACTGCCATTTCTGATCTGCAAAGTTATAATCTATCTTATTGTTAGGCTTGTCGTATCCACCTAATAACATTTGTTTGTATATATACCAGAACATAGCTTCTTTATAACTTATGTCATCTGGCACCATTGGAAAACAATCATCATCTATTGGAAATGCTGTATAGCTTATACAAACTTTACCAGAAGCAAAAGATGTTTTTATATAATCACAATCCACTATATAACTAGATATGTGGTTTGAGTATTCATTTACGCAATCGTCACAGTGCATAGATTTATGGAAGGTGCTAGCACTATAGCTCAAAGGCTGTAGGCCCACACCTCCATTATCAGTATTAAAAAATATCCCCTCTAAAACGGTTATCCTACTGATTAGTTCTCTTAGTTCTGCTACGTTAGCTTTATATTGTGTGTCATATACATTCAAGTCTGCATTGGTAATACTGCTACTATTTGCAACATCATCCTCAAGAGTGCTATTATATTCTGCTATTTCAGCTCGTAGTTTACGAACCTGCTCTGTCAATACATCTAACTCCTCACTTGCTTCAGGAGTAGAACTTGTACTGATAGCTACTTGATTTATAAAATACAAGTCGCCTGGTAAACATGCTTTGTGATCTTCAATAGTAAGAACACACTGCTTCTGACACAGCTGTGAAGCTGCACCTATATGCTCTAAAGCTTCTCCCATCCACTCTATTGCATCATCTATCCATTCATCCCCAGTAGGCTTCAAATCTCTGAAAACCTTTCTAATAATCATCTTACTTGATATGTTCTTATATACTGCCATGTTTATCTCCAGTTACTACAGCTACCACAGTTCCATGCACGTAGCGATTTATTAATTCTTGAATTAGGATCTCTTTGACCTTTAGCTCCTGTACGCTTAGATTTCATACCGCACATTCTACTACAGAAGCTAGAACGTCTTTTGTTTCCCTTCTTCTTACTAGGAGCTTTCAAGTTACCTCCTGTTGATCTATTGTAAGAAGCTCTACCTGCAGCGTTTAATCCGCCGCTAGGGTTCTTGCCTGCTTTTCTTGTCCATGCCGCTGTCTTTGCCATAATTATATTCTTGCTGGTCCAGGTAATATAAATCCACCACCCTTTGCACGTTTAACTTTCTTTTTCTTTTTATATCTACTAACTCTACCTTTAGTATTCTTCTCTTTCTGCGCTGCTGCTTTCTCAGATTTTGACAATTCAGACCATGTAGATGGTGTATCCTTAGATATACGTCTAGTAGGTCTAAATGTATTTTCACCTTTAGAGTAATCCTTCTTACCACTAGGTGTTGTCCACTTCTCTTTAAACCAACGCTTTAATCTAGCGCCTGCAGCAGTCTTTCTTACAGCCATTACTTCTTCTTTTTAAGAGTACGGCTACTTCCGTAAGTATCAGATAGAATACTATTAGCTATTCCACCATGCTTTTTCTTTTTACTATTTCCCCAGTTAGCAGCTCCAACCTTACGACACTTAGCCATTGCACCACTTCTGTATGCAGACGTCTTAGGACCGTAACGGGCTACAACTTTATGATAACACGCGTCTTTTGGCATCTCTAATTCTTTTTAAATTTTAAATAATCTAGTTCGTCTAACTCCTTCAGTTTACCTTTGTTACCCTTCACTCCTCGTGTAGCATCAAATCTGTAAACTGTTTTGTTCTTTACTTTGCACTTACCCTTACGCCAGTAGTATTTAAGATACTCACTGTCCGTGTAGTATATGTGCCATTTGACACCGTCTCCAGTGTCCTTATCAAAAAGCTCATCACCATTTGCCAGCAACTCAGCTTTATACTTATTTGATTCACCCCAATCTATGCCAGGGTTTCTTGGATCTCTCTCCATTCTTACGATGGAAAGAGTTGATAGGTTATAACCCATATTAAACTCTTTACCATCTAGAATGTAATCTATAATCATCATGTTAAACTCACTGCATATATCAACAAAAGTTTGTTTAGATACACTGCTGTCAGTTTCTACATAGTCATTGTATATATGAGAAATCGTGTGCTGCACTAATCTCTGTCTAAATCAAATACAGGCATTTCTAAAAATCCACCAGTCTTGTACATAGCTGCGGATAGTCTTGCTGCTGCGCCTTGTACACCTTTTTTAGTAGCTTTTCTTTGTTTTCTAGCAGCCTTCTTTAACTTACCTTGAGCAGTAGCTTGATCACCAGCTAGTCGTTTTCTAGAAGCAGCTTTCATTTTTCTATCTGCTCTTTTATTAAGACCTTTTGCCACACGCTCTCTTTTATTCTGACCTCTCTGCTCTTTTCTAGCTTCCTTCTGACCTGAACGCATTTCCTTTCTATCTTCCTTTTGCTGCTTCTTAAGGTCCTTCATTAGTCCACCTTTTTTAGCCAATAACTTAGGCTTATTATCTACTCCAATAGCCGGCTGTTTTACAAATGGTTTCTTCTTACCTTTGGCCTGCTTCTTATCCTTTACAGCATTTTTCATAGGCTCTTTCTTATTGCCGTCTTTATCCATATCAAGATAATCAGGCTTAGCTCCGCCAGCCTTCATCATTTTCTTTTTACCACCGTACATCATCATCTTTTTCTTAGATCCTCCGTACATCATTTTCTTTCTCATTTTAAAAATATTTATAATTATAGTTATTGTTTAGGTGCTGCAGGTCTGCCCTGATCCTGCAACGTGTCATTAGTTGTGTCATTTACTGACGATGCAAGCATCATAAGCTCACCACTCATAATGCCTTGTGTGATGGTTTGTAACATATCCATAGGAATAGGAAAATCCATATCGTCATTATAACAATCAGATCCATCACAATCAAATAAAGCAACATCTTCAGGGTCTTCAAAGATGCCTCTAATGTTTATAAACTTCAAACCGTCTGCATTATAGATGTAGATATAATCTTCAATCATATATGCTTTCATTTTGTTCTTAGTATACTTATCGTAAGGCAACCATTGTACTGCATTTGAATCTACAATAGGAATAGTGCCTGTACCACTAACATCTCCAACGTGTGTAATTGCATCACTAAAATTAAATCTAACAGTTCTTGGTACCTTTTTAACAGTTCTATAGACAGCACACTCAGTAGGAAGATTGCAACATTTAGAAGCGTCAACTTTTATTAATTCTAAACATCCTAGATCTTGTTCTAGGTGTCTAGTGATTATACCGTTTCTAGCAAAGTCTCTACGTATAAGCATAGCTCTGTAGTACTTTACATTAAACTTAATCTGACTAGTAGATATATGCTCATTATTGCTAGATCTACCTCCTCTAACTAAATTTAAAATATTATATGCAATCTCATTTAATGTCATCTGTTATATGTTCGTTTGTAAATAACCTTCGTATCCGCGTTCTTTACTCCATATATGTGCTTGGCCTGTTCTCTTGGCTTCATAACCCATCATCTTATGCCAAGCGTCGTTGCCACAGATAGATGGAATAAATCTTACCTTTACTCCTCTATATTCATTAACTTGTTCTTTATGTTTATGTCCACAGTGAACCTCTCTAAACTTAGTCTGTGCAAATAGCATAGGCTGTTCAGTTGCCATTATAAGTGGCATCTCAGCTGGTTTCTCTTTATCTCCGTGTGTAAACATAATTAAGTTAACTCCGTATTTATAATATTTCCTAGAGTCAAAGTTATTATCAACATCAACTCTATCATCATTTTTAAAGAATGCTCTCAGGTATTCACCTGCATAAAACATTCTTTCATAGTCATGGTTACCTTGTACAACAACCACATCTACTGGTGCAGACTTGGCTAGGTAGTGTATTGCTCTTACCATAAGATTACAATACCCTACGAATGTCTCTTGCCATTCTGCTGAATCTTGCTGAGGTGTACCTTTAGTGGTAGCACGGGAATATCCCTCAGAGTTCATACCATCATTACCTATCGGTAATAGAATTCGTTCTACATCTAAGCCTTGCGCCTTAGACAACAAATCCTTTACAGTATTCATATACTCTTCCTCAGCTTGGTCAAGTGTCTGTCCAGTGTACTTACCATAGTGTATATCTGGTAAGGAAATTTCATATACTACTGGGTCTTGAACGGCGTCGTAATCCTTTTCAACCTTCGGGCTGTAAGACTCTAGAAGTGCAACCATTTCTTCTTTTGCTTTCTTCATTAGATCGTCTTCTCCTTTGACTACGACAGAGAACCTGTGGTCCCCTTGCATATTTTGCCAAAACTTCACAGACTTGACATCTGTTTCTTCTATCTCATTATCTTTTAAGAACTGTTTGAACTCACTTATCTCTGAAGTACTTACGTTATCCAGATCAAAGTCAGATCCTTTTGCATCTATTCGCGCTTCTGTTAATGCATGTTTGCATGTTTCTACACTGCAATTTAGCTTCTCTGATAATCTAGCCGCACCTTCTTTTAGGTAGCCAGGCTTCTCTCTTAGAAAAGCTTTAACTTCATCTTTAGTCATAATATTGGTTTTGGTTATTAGTCTTCTTTACTGTTTTTCTTTGAACTGCCGCCAAAAAAGAAATCAACAATTGTGTTAACTTTTGCCGACATTGCTCCAAAGATAGTAGAAATAAAGCTAATTTCAAACTCTCCTAGGTTTATATCTCCTAGAACAAAGTGATTAAACATCACAAAACTAATACCAAAGTACGCTACAGTGAACAAAGTTGCTAACACTTTTTGAATGATAGCATCATCTTTATATAAGTCTCTTGCAGACTTTCTGTCCTCTACTTCTTTAGCAAAAGCTTCACGCTCTGCTTCTAGTAATATCTTTTGCAGTTCTAATTTAGCCTGATCTCTTTCCTTATCAGTTGTAATTACTTTATCTAATATTCCTTCAGCGTTGTCTAGTACCTTGCCAAACAGGCCGCCCATTACTTTTTGTATCATATTAATATTGATTTATATTTCTACTAACTCCCGCAGATCTTACACTAGATTGCTCATAATCTAGTATAACATCAACGTTTTGAGTTGATTCTATAACTAATTGAAACTCACTTCCGTGTCTACAAGCATGATCAGTAAATAAAGATAATGTAGTTCCTGTAGGTATGTTAACATTTTTTATTTGATAAAAAACTTGCCTATCTATCTTATTTAAGTAATTTCCTTCAGAATCAACATTACCGTTTTCTAATGAACCGTGTATTTCAACAGTTTTATTTAAATTGTATTTCTCTATATATATATCTACATCTGCTGATGTACTATCTACATTTGCTATTTGACACTTGTGTATAGTAGTTATACCAGATTTACTTTGACTCGAATTTATCAAAATTACTGGAGCTGTCGTTGTTATATTTTTATATACGTAATTCATTCTGCGTTTTGTGCTTCTACTAATTCGTCTAGCTTTTCTACCATCTTTTTTATTATAGTTACAACCTCAGTGTAATCTCCACTAAGCATTGCTTCTTCTATATCTGCTGACATTTCCGTCAACTCTTGTGTCATTGTTTTTATATCTGCCATTACGGTAATAATGTTTTAAGAACTAAAGTACAGTTCCACTGCACGGTTCTTGAGTTACTTGCTACACTACCAATCAAAGGAAATATCACATGCCCTGCTGACATAGAGCGGTTAGCTGATAAGTAATCTGCTCTAACAGGTCTTTGACTATAGTTGCTATCAGGTCCAGCGCTAGTATCTGCAGCATTGTAAGCTACCAATGTACAATCATATGTAGCAAAATCGTTATACGTTGGCACACCAACAGCTAACCCAACCTTAGATTGATGATTACCAACACTTCTTATCAAACTAGTATAACCTACTAGGGTACAATCGTAAGGTACAATAATACCTTGACAAATAGTAGTGGTAGGTATTGTAACTGTTGAACTGCCCACTGTTGTGCCACCAGAACCTAGATTTGTATTCCATGTGTGGTTAGATATACCATTAGCAGAAACTGTCATCCAGTCTCCATCTGAAGGTACTGTTGCACTACCTGTAAAGCTTATGTATTGATAAGCAAATCTAGCATCAACGTGAGACTTTAAACCTGCAGGTGTTACCGCCCTAGCTGTATCAGTTCCTGTGTCAGCCTCTGCTGTTGTAGCTAATTCAACAACACCATCTAATGTAGCCGAGGCAGATCTTACTTTTGTTAAATCTACATCAGCGTCAGGAACCGTTATTGTTCTATCAGCTGTTGGATTTGTAATACTAAAAGTTGTTTCGTGTGCATCTGGTACTGATCCTTCAAATATAAGATTACCTTGTAGAATAGTATCCCCATCAGTTCTAAAGCTAGCTACTACGTTTGTTCCTCTAAGAGCAGTTCCACTACTAGCATTAGTTTCTCCAGCTTGTATTATTACCGCTCCACCAGCAGCGTTACCAGTTGCTCTACCACCAAATATCTGTAAATCTCCACCGGCTTTGTTTGTACCAGTGGCATCGCCACTTCTTATATAAAAGTCCCCACCCTCATCGTCAGTGTGCCTCAATCTTCTTATCTGAGCAGCGCTATTATCATCAGCTCCAATATCAAGTATTTCACTATCATAAGACAGCGTTGATTCAGCTTGAACCGCAGATGTACCGTTACCTGTTAATATAGAGTTTGATGTTAAAGTTGTCGCGCCTGTGCCTCCATTTCCCACAGGCAGAGCACCAGTTACTTCGTCTGTTAAATCAACACCGCCCGACTTTATGCTAATAGCACCTGACGATGCTGCAAAATTATCAGAGCTAAAACTAGCTACACCTTTATTAGACGTGCTAGCATCCTCGGCTGAGTATGTAACTTGTTTTACAGTTCCACTAAGAGAGTTTATAGCAACATCTATACCTTCGCCAGTTAAAAACTGTACTGTTGCATCTCCAGATGCTATATCTGTAGTAGAGCTACCATCACTAATTGTAATCTTGGTTATGTCACCTGCATTGGTTGTGTAACCTGCTCCATTAGTTATAGCATTATTGTTTAATGAAATATCTCCTGTACCATCAAAAGCTACACCTGCAATATTTCTTGCTGTTTCTAGTGCTGTTGCTGTACCAGCGTTACCACTTACACTAGTTTGATCGCCAGTATTTGTACCGCTTTGTCCAACTAGATAAGCCTGGTCTATAGCAGTACCTCTCCACACACCTGTTGTTATACTACCAACAGCTACAATACTTGTAGTGCCTTGATAGCCTGCGTTTAGCCCCGCTGGAGTAACAGCTCTCGTCGAGTCTGATCCTGAGGTTACCTCTGCAGTAGTTGCTAACTCTACTATACCTTTAGTTGTAGCATCAGCGTCTGGAGCTGCAGATGCAGAAGCTTTTACTACTTTATTATTTGAGTCTAGGCCTAAGCTACCGCCACTAGCAATAGTACCGCTGCTTATATTTTCTAAATAAACATCGCTTCTAAATCTAGCAATAAAGTCTTGTATGTACTGACCTATAAACTTCATTAATCAAAATCAATATATTCTATTGTTACTTCTTCTCCTTGTTCTATGGCCTTAGCAATAGACGGATAAATCCTTTTATACGCATTAACGCTTTTACCAACGAACCCATCACGCAGAATAAGATTGTTTTCTTGACTGTCTCCAACGATAAGACAACCAGCAGTATGCTCGTCAGTGTTTCCAGTATGAATAAGAATATATTCAAAACCAGGGACATCAGTAACATGAAGCATACCACGGTGTATACCAGGATATTTTTTATCATATCTTGCATGAAATCCTCCTTCTTTTCTTAGTTCTATTTTATATGTACCAGCAGGTATTCTTGTTTCACCTTTTACTTTTAGAGCTCTTTGCTCGTCTTCTAAAGTGTAACATAAAAAATGTCTGCCTAAATCATTTATCTCAAATAACAAACCGTGTGTACAATCTACTTGTGAGCTAAATCTTAATACTTCTAATTTCATTCTATAATTAGTTTTGTTGTTATATTTAAGTTTTCCTTAGAAATCTTAATTAAGTATATACCCTTGTCAAGTTTTATTGTATTTGTTTTATCTTGTAATACTAACTTGCCAAGCATATTGTATACTTTTATATTTACCTCAGCTGTAAAGTTTACTATACCTGTTGATGGATTTGGATAAGGTAACATGCCAAGTCTCTCAAACATTGCTACATCAGTTGGTCCTGACCATCCGTCTACACAATAAGCATATAAATTATCACATCCTCCATCCCACACGGTATTGCAACAATAAGGATCTATTGCAATGACCCACTCAAAACATTCATTAGGAATATAGTATACATCACCAGAGTTACACCCAGCACTATAATAACACGAACTGTCTGCCACGTTAACAAGCGGATTGTAATTAACAGCGGACGGATCATTGCAGCCAGGCACAGGATAGATACAGCTACCATTATCAGTATTTGCATTATCATCATAATTAACTGCTGTGCTGTCTGTACATCCATAATAAAAAGGTATGCAGCTTCCGTTATCTGTATTTGCATTAGCATCGTAATTAAACATTGTATTATCTGTACACCCAAAAATTACAGGTAAACAGCTTCCATCATCACTATTTGCTAATGGATTATAGTTAAAGGCTGTACCATCGGTACAACCCCAGACTACCGGTATGCATGTGCCATCGTCTGTATTCGCTAAACTGTCATAGTTAAATGCTGTCACATCTGTACACCCATACATAAAAGGAATACAGTTTCCATCGTCAACATTTGCATTGACATTATAATTAAACATTGTGCTATCTGTGCACCCTTCTATGATAGCAATACAAGAGTTAGGTAACTCAGTATTAGCCAGTGGGTCGTAATTAAGTGCAGTTGAGTCCATGCATCCGTATGCAACCAGCGTAGCACACGAACCATCGTTGTAGTCGTAAAGCGCGTCATATTCCAAATAAAGTGGATTAGTACACCCTGGGTTATAATAACAAGTTCCATCATCTGTATTTACTGTATCGTTATAATTTACTGCTAGACTATCTATGCAGCCATATGTTCTTTCTATACATTCATCACCACAGTAAGGCATTCCGTTAACTATTACAAAAGGTACCAAAGGACTAGCAAACCCTCCTGGTGCATCTATAGCTACGTGTTCATCAGAATATACACTATAGCCGCATTGCACTGATGTAAACTGTGATTGTTGTGTTATGTTAAACTTAACACTAATAGGCTCTGATATACTTAAATCAAAAGTAAACGTAGTATCAAAACCATCATCAAGAGTAAATATACCTAAAAAGTTGTTACCCTGAAACACTTGTAAATACGCTCCAGCCCAGCCGTTACCAGCTAAATCTGTAAGCTCTAGTGTGTGAGTACAACTATCTATTAGTATATCTGTATTGGCTGAGTCTATATAATTATAAGCTAAAGAGTCAGTACAGCCAAATACCTTCTCTGTAAAGCACATTCCTGTATCTACAGTTGCTATTGGTAAAAACTCCAAAAAGCTATCATCCATACAGCCATATATAGGCGGAGGAGGTGCGCAGTCTTCTACTGTAAATCCATGATAAGAAACAAAACCAAAGTTAGCTGAATCTATTTCAACTATTGTGTCGTTACATCTTACTAAGTAGTACGAGCCATCCTGTCCACCCCATAAACTACCTTGAATACCATCTCCATATCCATCACTTATTACAAATTCGTAATCACCATTAGGTACACATAGCTGTGTAACTTGAGGTGAGTAATCAACTATATTATCATAAGGACCTCCAGTAACTATAGTATCTAAGTTTTCATCTAATACAGCCCAAGATGTTTCTTCTGGATATTGATCTGGGTTAATTATAATATCTAGATACGTTCCGTTAGGACATTGTCCAAATGCTGTAGATGCAGTAAATACTACAACCATTATAAAAGCGTATAGAAATTTTGTAAAGTTGTTCATTAGAATTTGCTTATTATAAGTTCTTCAATATATTCTTGTATCTCTTCTCTAGTAGCAACCATTTTAAAACTAATGTCTGCTTGAAAACGTTTTACTTCTTCACCATCATCAAATATTACAATAGTAGGTACAATTGCTATTTCATACTTGGTTTGGTTATTATCCTCTTCTATTAAAAGAGTTTTCTTATCGCATTCTTTTAATTTAGAAAACCATTCAACATTATTAGCTGAGTTAAAATCAGCGTTAAAATGAATCGCGGTTACTTGACAAAAAGCAGTATGCGAGACCACCAAGAAAAACAATACTAATAAGTACATGCAAAGTAGTTTCCATTCTGTTCTCTTTTCCATTATTTTAATGCGTCAATTTTATCTTCCATGCGGATCATACGTTCTTCTAGCTTTTCCACATTACGCTCTGTATTCTTGATAGATTGACGGATGTTAACGTCTTTCATGTCAAATTCCATTTTAGAAATCTCTGGTTTAGGAAGCTCTTTTGCTTCTGCTATGTCTGCTTGTAGCGTAAACCACATGCCTATCAAGGTTGCCATTGCAAAACCTATACCTATTAATGTCTTTACACTTATGTTGAACCCTGTTTCTTCGTTAAGTTCTTTTGCCATTTTTAAAATATTCTATAATTTACACCAAATTTAAAGTCGTACCATTCTCTATTCCAGTACTTGTTATATTTACCTTCAATGAAACAACCTACATTTCTATTTAAGTTGTAACCAAAGATTAATCCTCCTGAGTAGTCATACCATTGTTCTCCATCATTAAAGTTGTGGTACGAATATTCGCCACTACCATCATAGTGATATGGCATTAGGTTACCCCAAGAGTGTAACCAAAAATCTTTTTTGTAGTGGTAAAAATCAAACCCTACTACTAACGAATGTTGCCACTGATTAGGTAGCTCATTCTTTTTCTTTTCTACATAGTTACTAAGTACTTCAGGAATTACCACCTGATTCCAAACAGTTGCATTTTCTGCTACTAAATTACCATCCGGATCTCTATACTCAGATTCGTATACATCTACGCTATATCCTTCTTCAATAGCTAAGCAGGTGTAATGTAGTTGTCCTGAAGCTATTAACCACTCTTCTAGTGGATCATAACCATAAGGCTCTGCAAGTCTTTGAACTGTACCTAGATTAAATGATAACTTTTTGTTACCAAGTAGTCGTAATCTTTGTGTACTTTCAAAATACTCAATGTCTGCAAAACCTTCTTTAATATATGCAACTTTTGCCATCCATACTGGCTTTACATATCTTATAAAATGTTGCTGGTCTAAATACTCTATACCTTCTTGTCTTCTGTAGTCTACTTCAAATAGATACTCGAATGGAGATAAGCCAATAGTAGCAGCATCACCGTAAGCAGCTTCTGTACCATCTTTAAATGTTCTTCTATCTTCATATCCAAACCTCTTGATTTTACGTATGCCCATTGTAAGAGAATAGTCATAAGGGGTTAGAACTGTATCTACCCCTAAGTAACTATTATCTACTGAATATATATTTTCATCAGCCAAAGATGTGCCACCATTTACTGCTACATAAAATGTAGAAAACTTAAATGGTTTCTTAAACTGTGCATTTACTGCAGTTGTAAGAAATGCTAAAAATAAAAATATAACTACTCTTGTCATTATGCTTTTTTCCAGTATGCGTATTCTAAAATACAACTAGCTGTATCAGCTCTTGCTTCTAAACCAGCCCCGTCATTTATAGGGAAAAATGCAAACTCACCAGGATTCAATCTAGCGTACTGTACACTTGCTGTAGTTTGAAGTATAACAAAGTTAGTTGAGTCAGTGTTTTTAGCATAGAAGTAAAACACTCCACTAGTTCCTTCGTCCACTAACTCCTGGTCATCAGCTGTTGTTATAGTCTGTCTTGATATAGCTACTATAGGCTCTCCGACTACTACTGTTTTTGAAACGCTAAGATTTAATGCATCGCTTGTAGCGTTGTTACTTGTTAATGTTAATTTTGCTGTTAATGTTGCCATTATTCAATAATTTTATCAATGTTAATAATTTGTTCTCCAGTAATATCTGCCGGTAAACAGTCCTCTGGTATAGCATGCAGCTCAATTTCAGTTTCTTCTAATAGTAGTTTATCTACTTCAGCCAACTGTTCTTTTCTTGCATCCACAAGTTCTTTATTCTCTTCTTCTAACTTAGCTATTGCTTCATCATCTTTCTGATTCATAAGAACCTGCATTTTTTGTGATAGTCCTAAAAACTCTTCACTAGGCTTGCTAGCTTCTTCGATGTCCTTAAGTTCTTCTTGTATTACTCTAATATTCTTAGATACTAATAATCCAAACTTAACTCCTTTCAAGGAATTCACTGCACTTAGTCCGTTAAATAATTCAACAAACTCACCATTTTTCATTTTTACTTTCATTGTCTATATAATTAATTGGTTAATGTTATCCGATTCTGTACATAGTTACTGCACTAGCACCGGTTCTTCTTATTCTAAATCTTCCTACACCAATAGATACTGCATCATCTGTTGCATCCTGTGCGTGTATTACCATATTACCTACAAGTGTTACACCTGTTCCTCCTGTAAGCGTTACGTTATCTTGTCCGTCAGTTGTTAAATTAATAAAACTAAAATCAAAACTATCATTATCTGCTGTTAAATCCAAACCTGATACTAAATTAGATGCAGTATCTGTAGCTTTAGATCTATCAGCTGTAGGTGTACACTGCACAATACCTGTTAGTATATTAGCAGCTGATACTGCTGTAGTACCATCATCTGTAGTAGCTGGCGCACCTTGATATTGTATAAATGCTGCTGTACTAGATGCTCTTGCATAAATAGGTTTAGCAGATACAAATAACTTACCTGCATTTACTGCAACATCTTGTGAACTGTCTACAGTTATTGCTGTAGTTGCTGTTCCTCCAGTTGTATAAGTTCTTACTCGTACACTACCAGGCGTTCCTGACGCAGCATCTCCTGCAACTATATCTACATTTCCTCCAGCTCCACTGCCTGTAGCTGTTCCTGCATATAATCCAAGAAGACCACCAGCCATATTTCCACCACCTGCAGTACCTGCGTAAATGTGTAATTTAGCTCCTGCAGTTCCTGATGATGATGTTGTAGTTGTAATATCATAATTAGCTTGATATGCACCAGAGTTACCTATCTTAATTGCTGTAGTAGTTGTACCTTGTATGTTTAACTGCCCTGTAGCATCTCCTGTTGTTAGTGTAGATCCTGAGTCGTTAAGTATTACTTTACCATTAGTATGTACATATAAACCTCTATCAGATCCATCATCACTAATATAGTTAGTATTTAAGTCAATGTTATAACTACCTGTATCTAGATTAGCTGCTAGACTTGATAAGTTAGCATCAAGAGTAATTGTACCTGCTCCATTAACAATAGTTAGATTACTAGATCCGGCTGCAAGTGTTGCTACTGATGGATAACCATTAGTTGCATTACCTATTAGCAGTTGTCCATCTGTAGACATTGCCGATGTAGCTGAAATAGCATCATCTGCGCTAGCATATAATATTGCCCCTTTAACTATAGTGGATAATCCTGTGCCTCCATTTGTAACCGCACATGTACCAGTAACTGTACCTGAAAAATCTACACCAGTCAAAAAGCCTGATGTTGCATTGTTACATAAGCTAAGGTCTATACCTGCTTCTAATACCGTTAATACTATATTGCTTGAAGTAGTTGCTACTGTTAACAAACCTGTATCTCCAGAAGCAATACCCTTAAATACTATCTGGTTTTTATTTGTTAATGTTGCACTAGTATATAATGTTTCTGAACTTGTACCTGCTGTAGACACTGCCGGAAACAATGTTTGTAGTTGTAACTTTTTAGCAGCTTTTGTGCTAGAGTTGGCTACTAATAAAAATTCATTAGCATCTACGCTAGTTTTTGCAAGGGTACTTAGTGATGTTATTTCTGCCATTTTATTTTATTTTATTATTGTTATGTTAGCTTAAACCTGCAAAATCGTCTTCACCTGCAATTTCATCGCTATCGTCTGTTGATCCTAAAGGACCAGTTAAATCTGATTGATCTGCTACATCATCAAACGTAGCTCCATTTACTGTCACACTAGTTCCTCCAACATTAAATCCACTTGTAACATTAGAGCTTTTTGAACTTGTTCGTCTATAAGCTGGTATACCACAATCTTTACAATACTCTTTTGCAAAACTAAGAAAATTTTGTAAATAATCTTGCGTCTCATCTAGTATCTGATAAGTTATACACTTTTTCCAACCGCTTTCAGGATCGTTAGCAAATGGATCTACATCCAAACCTGTATTAGATATTGCTACATAATAAGGAGCTGGTAAATTATTTGGGTTTGGTGTATAAGGTCTTCTTACATATGACCCTATAGTAAATGCACTTGCATTTGAAGGACTCCAGAACTGACTGCCTGAACTAATCCAGTTATCTTTACAAGATGTTTCTGCAAATTCTAAACTAGGAGTTGAAGGATCTGTACAGTTGTATATACAAGGCAATCCTTGTCTAGACATTAGGTCTTGTATAATAATCATTTTCCATGTTTCCATGTTAGAACAATCACTGCCTAGACCAGTTATATGTTTAGTGTAAAATCTATTGCCAGCTCGTGCAATACATTCAGCATTATAATCTAATAATCTCTTAATACCTTTTGGAACGCATCCTGGCATAGTTGTGGTTACTCCATCGCAATCTTCTATACATCCATTATACTCATATTCACAAGGGCATGTGCCATCTTGATAATTAGCGTTTGGATTATAATTCAAAGCATTTGGGTCCATGCAACCGCAGCTTGGATTATCTGGACAGCAGCTAGGATCATAAGTAAGTACTCCTGCTATATCTGAACATAAACATCCACTTGGCGGTGGATCATTTACATACTCACAACATCCATCATCTACATTTGCATTTGGAACAGAAACTCCTGCACAATTTACAAGATAGTTTGTAGCAGTTGGATCTAAACAGCCGTGAATATTAGTAGTACCAGCATTGTCATCACAGTCTTCTAACACTACATTACCTGTACCAGATAATTGTGCGCATTGTCCTAGAATACTATTTGCTGTTGTAACAGGAAGATCTATCTCTCCATTAGAATTTAGAAATGCACTGTCATATAATGAAACAGATATAATATATGCACCACTAGGCACATTATTTAAAACTATTTGAGTGTTTGCTGTAAGTATATCATATGGAGCATTTCCTCCATAACTTGGTATAGATGCATTATTAACCTGTCCTGTAAACCAACTTCCGTATGCAAATTGACCAGCATTATGCTGTACTAACCATATATATCCTACCCCATTTGGATTTGTAATATTTGATAGTAAAGATGTTGCATCAGGAAGATTAAAAGTTAAACTACCTGTAGAATCATCATCACATAATCCTGTATCACTATTATATGTTGAAGTAGATCCTCCACTACTAAATGTTATATTGCCTGTACTTTGATACTCTTCTAGCAAACAGCAATCAGATTCATTTGCTGCGGCAAGTAAACACTCAGCCTCTGTAACATATCCATTAGGTTCATCTAGATCAAAATCACAAACGTTGCATATTTTAACAACCCAAGAACCTGCATTTCCATACTCGCAAGATCCATCGTCAATTGTAGCTGCTGCATTATAGTTGTTAGCAGTTACATCAGTACATCCTAATATATCATTCGGCTCTGGGTAGTCACAAGTCCCATCGTCTGTTGTTGCAGCTGGGTTATAATTGCTAGCTTGTGGATCTGTACATCCTGGAGTTTCAGGCTCTTCTGTAAGACAGCAAGCATCCATTGAAGCTTGTTGGGCTGGAGTAAAAGGAATAAATTCAGTAACATTCTCACTGTAAACATTTAATTCTCCGTAGTTGTATGAAACTTGAACTCCTTGAGGAACCCCATAACTAGCTATTGCATCACAAATCCATTGACTATAAATACTAATATTAGGGCTTATCATAAACTCTCTAAGAGTATCATCTCCTGAACTAATCAGAGTGCCATCTCCCATTACAACAGCATGTTCTATTACAAAACCATGTGTAAAGTTTTGTCCGTATCCTGGAATAACGCCTCCCATCGGGTCGCCCGATGTATCAAAATCTCCCTGAGCGCCAGAAGGAAGCCCCATATCTCCATTTGTATATGCTCCATCATTTTCATTGGGATTAAATATACCATAGCATAGCACATTAAACCAAACAAATTTTGCAGCTACTTGTCGACCGGCTATATCAAGACTAGTAGGTGAAGTTGACGACCCTCCATTAATAAACTGCCCATTATAATATCCTCCAGCAACATTAAATCCATTAACTCCTGCGTCAAATACAGCAGGATTCGTAGCAAAGAAATTTGTAAATTTTATATCTACAATTCCGTATTGTGGATTACAACTCGCTTCAAGTTCAAATCTAAGCTTTGGCTGATCACAGCTTTCTGTCTCTCCCTCAACAAAACATGATCCATCCTCAACAGTAGCATCAGGATTAAAGTTTGGAGCATCTTTATCCGTACAACCACTTTGCCCTACACCCATGTAGGAACTAATTGTATAACACTGTTCTACCTCATCATCTCCATCTTGTGTTCCATCATTATCATAAACAGCTACAACATAATAATCACCTTCTGTAAGACCTGTAAATGTATGAGCTCCTCCGGTAGTTGCTACCGTAGTAACTAAGGTAGAGTTATTAGCAATGAAAGTAAGCCCGCTTTGTCCCGCATCTATGGTCGCTTGTACAGTTCCAGGACTTAGATACATATTTGGTTTATATAACCTATAGTCAATTGGGCTAGCCTGATTACTAGTAGTAAACTCTGATGCAGGGCTAAAATCTAAATTATTTGGAGCAGGTAAAACATTATATGATCCAGCAAAATCAAATCCTGCAAATATAAGTGAACCATCACTAAGAGAAGTACCTGAAGGGTCTGAAGTTGCAGGTATATTTGGAGATCCACCAGGCAATTGCACAAAAGCTGGTCCTAATGTTTGTAAATATTTGCCACTACCTGCAAATAAAAGTCCTGTTGTAGCATCACAAAATACACAAGAACTTTCATAGTGCGTAGTAACACTGCTATCAAAATTAATTGCGTTTGAGTTAGTTTTACATCCATAGCTTCCATCTACATCAGATATATCTTCTCTAATTGTAAAAGACGATTCAGCTGTACAAGCTGTTCCTGATGTAGAATCTGTTACTGAAATAGAATATGTTCCTGGAAATAAACTACTAATAGTAAATGTATCTGTAGATATACTATTAACAGTATTTGTAGTGTATGTTAATGTAGGATTGTCTAAGCTTATAGCTTGTATAGTAGCTGAATAGTTTGTAGTACCATTTGTAACTGTAACATCAATAGTACCATTAGCTGTATCTGTATCTGCTGGAGTTTGTGATCCTATAGATACTGCATATCCATCACAGCCAGTAGTATATTCACAACATCCTCCATTTGCATTAACATAACTATTAAGTCTTTGTGAAGTAAGAGCAATTCCGTCACAATCATCTGCATGAGTAACACCAGAATCTGTACAAGGAAGCTGTTCATTAACACATCCTGTTAAATAATAGTTTGAAGCTGTAGGATCTAAACATACTCTATTTGTAATTAAATCTCTAGGCTGCATTGCTACAGACACGATACCACCTCTTACTTTTGGCTGGCTTGTGCCTGTTATCTCTGGAGTACAAGTAAATAATAATGCACTATTATCATCAAAACCTCCTCTAATCTTACCTAAGTTTCCTGATTCAGATCCTCTGTTTGTATATCTAATACTATTTAAAAACTGATTCTGTAAATCACTAGAAGCTATATAAGCTGTATTCCCTGAAGATAAATAGTAAAAATCTGTTCTTGAGCTTGTATCTAAATGTGGGTTTCTAGATTCTGGAAATATTACAAGTTGTTTATGTACAGTTTTGTCATAGTATAAGGCGTCAGAAATATCATATCCAGTATCACTGCCAGATGCAACATCAAATGAAAAAGATCTTTGTAAGCTTCCAAAAGGAACTGATAAAGCTTCTGCAGATGATGGCTCTACTATAGATATTTGTGTGGTAGCCTTATTATTAAAAAGAGCTGTTACGTCTCCTGAACCAGTATAAGTTTGTATTATCTCGTTAGTACCATCTCTTAAAACTTGTCTAGTTTCTGAACTAATTCTAATACTACCTGAAGGTAATAAACTTATAACAGGGTTTTCTCCAGAAGAATTAACTATAAGATAGTTTACTCCTGCCGCATCTTGAAAGTATTTAAAAGATAAAAAAGTCTGTAGTACCTTTGCCATAATTAACAGTTACATCCACAGTGCCCAGCACACATGTCCTGAGCTGTTAGATATTTTCTTTTTGCATTGTCGATAACAGCTTGTATTTGGTCTATAGTACCTTCTGTATCTACAGTAGCGAGTTCTGACTCTGCTACTTTTAGTAATAAAAATATTTTTTGTGCTTCAACAAAATGCGGAGAGCATTTGTTACAATCACAGTCGCAGTCTAATAGTTCTTCTATTTTGTGAGCAATACAGCATAAAACATCGCATGCCATTAGCACTGCTGTTTTTGCATATATTTCTCCATTAACAAAATGGTCAATAACAAATACACCATTACCTCCACCAGCTTCTTCTATTGTTACAATTCTTATATTGTCTAGTCCTCCTGGAAATGTATAGTTAAACGATCCGTTAGGACCAGTTACAACTACTTCATGATTAACTGGTGCAGTTTTTCCGCCTACAGATTGTGGATTTGTAACAGTGATTATAACTTTATTACAATCTGCTGTTTGAGATGTATTTATTGCCATTGTTTTATTTTTTATAAAAAAAGACCTACAGGGGAAACTAGTCCCCTGTGAGTCTTATGTTGGTATTAGCTTATGCTAATTTTCCTGTAAGTACGTAATCTATGTACAAAGATACTCTACCCGCTGTTAAATCGTGAGTAGCACCTGTTACTAAAATTACTTCCTCGTTAGCAGTAGTTACGTGATACGTAGCTGCTTTCAAAATTGCTTCTGCGTCATCAGTAACTGCAGCACCTGTAAGTGCTAAAAAGCCAAGTGTAGGAGATTGTTTTGCTCCTAAATTTGCCATACCATCAGAAGTATTATTTAAAGCTACTGCTGGAAAAAAGATTGCTTTGTTAGAACCCGCTGATCCTGTTGCAACACCTGCAGTACCAAGACCAAAAGATACAGTCTGTGCTGCATTTTCTCCTGATAAAGCTGTGTGTACAAAAGCTACACAGTTAGTAATCATTGCACCTTCTGGAATTATCACAGGAGTTGCGCATCCTGCGGATACAGCTTCTGCTACCGTCCCCATCTCTGCAAGGTCAAATGTAGCAACCGCAGTATATTTGTTATTTAAAGGATTATTTGCCATTTTTTCTAATTTTTAAAAGTTAATATTATAAGTTAACAGAACTAAATCCTACTGAGTTCAAATACGGGTTAAGCGCTCCCTCAAATGCTTGAGTTGAAGTAGCTGTACCATCATCAAGTGCGATATAGATTTCCATTAAGTTATCTACGCCATTGATTCCTGAAGTTGTACTTCCGTCTTTTGTAGCTACAATGTGATACATGTCATAAACATTACTTGTAACACTGTGAAGTGTTGGTTGAATTGGTAACTCAACTCTGTTGTAGTATCCAAATCCAGAACCTTGTAATTCTTCTTCAAATTCTCTGATGTAAAAACCATCACCTACACCTCTAGAACCTGGAGTTGAATAAGTAACTGCCATTGTAGTAAGACATAAAGCTTGATCATTTTCATAAGCAAAGTCCATGTGAACTAATTCTTCTTGTATAGAACCGTCAGCTTTAGCTTCACCTTTTTTCAAACCTGTGATAGATAAAACTCCTGAAGCGTTTGATGCTGGTGTAGTTACTTTCATCCAGTGTGCTGGATCAGCGTTAATAGCATTTTTAAAAGCAACTGCAACGTCAGTTACAGAACCACTAGCTGCAATTTCTACTTCATAAGATTTAAACTCAAATGGCTCAGCGCCGTTAGTTAAGTTTATAACTTTAAGTGTATAGTTTGTAACTACTGCTGCGTTATTAGTAGTAAATGTTGCTACAGCAACTTCTGCTGCTTGAGCTACACCTGATTTACCGCCATATGCTACAACGTTTTTTCCTTTAATCCAAGGGCTTACAATTTGCGTACCCCCTGTTCCTTGTACAAATCTGATACTATCAGAATCTGCAACTGTATCACCAGGAGCTAAACTTACGGGCCCGTCAGATGATAATTTTTGTATATCAATGCTACCGCTTGCAGTTAAACCATTAGTAATAGTTCCTACAGCTGTACCATCTCCAATTAATAATTGTCTCATTTTTTTATATTTTAGTGAGATTAATAATTCTATTCATTCTTTGTAACTTCTCCAATCGCTGTTTTATATCTTGGATCAGAGATAGCTTCTAAAATGCTACTTACCGTCATAGACACAATTTCTTGATGCGTATGCTCTGGTAATTCGCAATTTACCCCCAAAGGTAAGGATATTTCTTGTGGCTTTCTGATGTACGTTATTTTTAGCGTATCTATTATAAATATATCACTAGTGTATACGTCTATAGATCTACCTCTCACTGTTGTTAATGGAGAAGTGTGCTTTGTTGTATTAAACGGGTCATCTAAAAGCTTAAATATGTCGTCTTGTTGAGAGAATCTATTTCCCTCTTGTATTCTTGCAGAAAACTCTAATGGCTCTCTTCTTTCAGAATATGTTGTATCCATAACCTGTCCTGCTTGTTGTGCAGGTTGTGTAGCCCCTGCTACAGGATTACCTACTGCATGGCTAACATTTCCTGCAGATAAATCATAGTTAAACCAGTCATGCTGATCTGTATCTACAATAACTACAAACTGTCCTGGAAAGTTTAGTGTTTCATATTCTTCCCAGTATACATCAAAGCCAGGTCCTGAATTATCTAATATGTCTTGTTTTACCGCCTCTATATTTGACGGGTATGATTGTGGTGTCCAGCCTGTAGCTAGTAATGTAGCTGATGGACTCCATATTGAAGCAGATGTAGGATCTGTGCCTGTAATGTCTGCTACCATTTCTATACTTTGTACAAATGCTGTAGAATCTCCAAGCTGGTTATTAAGTACAAAATTGTTTAAATCTAATGTAAAGAACGAAATTGCTGGTGGATTAACTAAGTTGTATGATATTGTTTTACAATTATTAATCCAAAGCTTTGACATCTGATTTACCAAGTACATATAATCATTTGGTAATTGAAATGTGTCAACAAATATTCTTGTCTTTAGTTGCTCCTTAAATGATACAGGAGCTTCATACTCGCGCACAAGCGTACGTAAGTCATCTATTCTTTTTTGGGATTCTTCAAATCCTTTTCTGTATAGGTTATTTCTACCATACTTGGTATTGATAAACCTAAACATATTTTTGTTTAATTCAATGTCTATCTCTTCGGATAGCAAACTGTCAGCTTGGAGTGAATTAATCTTATCCACTCCTTGCTGTACAGCTATATGCATTTCAGTTACATTCATTAAGATGCTAATGTTTTAAGTTTTGCTCTTAAAGTAGTTAATTTTCCTGAGTTCTTTTTGTCATTCAGGTGTATAACAGTGTCATCCATTGTTTCTCCTAATACCTCATCAATAAAGATAACTTGGTTACCTATCTTTCTTAGTACTCCTGCAGATACCATTGTCTCGATTTCTGCTTTCAGTTCTAAGTGCTTATCTTGACATACTTTGATAAACTTCTTAGGTGATTTTTCCTTAATATCATAGAGTAAGTTTTCTACTTGTTCTCTAGTCAAAGTTTTAGGATCAATACTTCCTAATAGTCTAAACACTCTTCGCATTTGTTTTTCATCAGTAGATACTTTGATAAATGCCTTGTCAGCATCTTTCTTAACCTGAATATCATTATTACGCTTCATATCCTTCTTAGCCAGATCTTGAATGTAAAAACGCTTGTTTGAATCTGCGTTCATTTCTTCTTCTGTTAATGCTACGTGAGGATGCTTCAATGCAAAATTATATTTGATAAAATCCGTAATGTCAATAGGAGATCCATCTTCTGTCTTTCCTACTTCTAGTTCTACACCTTCAAAGCCTACTGGTATGGTAAATTCCGACCAGAATTTTTTGGTGTGTTTTGGCCACTCCATGTGACCGCCATCTACATCTAACATACCATCTAAATATTTCTTCTCGTCTTGTGGACTAAAAGGTTTTAGTGGTTGTCGATTTACATACACGCTACTTAGTCTTCTAATAGCGCTTGCGTTAATTTCCTTTGGCAAATGATTATTAATCGATTTTGCTCGTAAATAAACTTTTTTACTCATAATCTAGTACTTTTAAAGTGTTAATTAGTGGATGTAAAGTATAACTCTCCAATATTTTAATAGAAGAAGTGGGGGCACTAAGCCCCCACGACCTCAACCAAAAACCAATATATAGACTTGCGAATGCTCGCCTCTTTTAACTCCCTAAATTAGGAAGCTACACATTGAATATCCAACGAAGTATCAAATCTACGTAAGCAGATACCCGCTGTCTTCAACATGTGTACACTTGCACCATCAACGTCTGATGCTCTTGCGTCTGAGCCAGAGAAACCTCTAGGAACTACAGAACCTGCAACACACCAACGCATCATCTCACGACCTTTCTTAGAGATCATTGTAAGATTAGCTTGTCCGTCATAGTTAGACTGGTCTACAAATACCATACGGTATGACTCTAATGAGTAACCAGTAACTGGGTGCTTTCCACGAGCCTGTGCAACAGGACCATGATCAAATAATGGTAATTTAACCACATTGATTACGTGTCCATCCACATGCTCGTAAGTAGTGAAGTAACCAGTCAATCCTAAGTTACGTCCGCTACCTGTTATAAATCTATTCTCACCACCTACTTTGAAAGTGTTAGACGAGAAGTGAGACTTAAGTGCTTCATCAAATTCACGAGCTCCACCTGTACCTGTGTACAATGTAACTTGCTTTTGATTAGCATCTGTCATTTGATAGAATAAGTCACCAATGATGTTTTTCAACTTAGTTTCAGTCATAGTTGAATAAGTATCAGTGTTTACGATCTGCTCGAATAAACCAGGACCTACAATAACAGGCTGTCCATTCTCATCTTTCATAAACGTGTTACCGTTTGCATCATAAGTTTTTTGTCCGTACCAGTAGTACATCTCACACTCTTCTTTAAAGTCAAGCATGTGCTGATACTCTTCATAATCCATCCAAAGGTTAGTAGAACCACCACCTTTAGTTGGTAAAGTAAACTCAGCTACATAATCTTTAGCATGTCCTGACATGTGGTAAGATTTACGTACTGTAGTAATTTTGTTTCTCACTTTACCTGGTGCTTGCCAGTTAGAAGCGTTACCTCTAGAGAAGTCAACACCTACTGGAGCATATAGTTGTGCCCAAAGATCACCTGCAGTAAAACCTGAAGTTAATACTGTAGCTGCCGCTGGATTTACTAATTGTAAAGTGTATTCCCAACCAGAACCACCTACATAAGGCTTAGGTTCTGCCATAATACGTGCTAGTTCACCCGCAGAGTTTACTAATACGTAAGGAAATACAAATCGTTTATCAGGGAATACCAACGTAAAAGTTGATCCTCCTTGTCCTAAGTTAGTGCCCGCATTTGTCACAGCCAATGGACGAGTTCTCAATTTGTGGGTTGCCACACGATATTCATACTCTAATCTGTCGATTGATTGAACGTTACCAGCTCCTTCAGTTAAGAAAGATAATGGGAAACGCTTATCATCCTTACCAGACAAGTGTGTGATAATCGGAGAAAGTTCAGTTGGTTTTGACAAAAGAGCATTTGCCAGACTGTTCATGTCTGTCATTTGTGAATCATTATAAAACGTCTTTTGAACGCTTATATTTGTTCCTGTTAAGCTCATAATTATCTAATTTTATTTAAGTTAAGTTGCATTTTAAAATTGCCATTTTTAATTAAAAGTTAAGATCTAAATCATCTAAGTCTACTTGCTTACTCTTGCGCCTTGACGCTTTTCGTGCGCTTTTAACTCGCTCTTCATTTCTAGAAATTCTATCTCTCAACGATTTAGCATTTGATGTCTTAGCTTTCTTCTCTACCAATTTTGATAAATCAAAACCTTTGTACATTAAATAATCAATCGCGAGTTTAGTTTCTATTTCTGCTCCTGCGTGATCTAAATCTCGCTGTGTCCTACCATCCTGTGACACTGGTCGAGAGAGGTATTCAAAAAATTTGTTTTTCTCTCTCTTTGGAACCGTAATGCCTGCAAACTCATCTGTTTCTTCAATAGTTTCATACACACCATTCCAAAATTCTTCTTGCTGCTCTTGTTGCTGTTGTCTTTCTGCTTTTCTCTGCTGTACTAGCTGAGCTCTACTATTCTCTTGCATCTTAGACAGTGCGCCTTGTGCAGCTTTTGCTTTATCTAATAACTTGCCGTTATCCTGGTAATCCTCAAGCAGTTCATTTATAAACTCTTGTTCGTGACCTTTTGTGGCAAAGTAATCAGACAAAATAGCTTTTTGACTTCTTACATCGTCTTCTGCAAGCTCAACCTTACCGTAATCCAAATTAGGATCATAAGCTTGCATAAAGTCTTGAGAGTCTCCTCCGTTAAGAACGTATTCAAGATGATCTTTAACTAATGGAAAGTTTTCAAACAGATTATCTAACTGATCTTCTGCAATTTGTTTTCCTACATCTTGAGTCATAGCTAACAAACCTTCTGTCGTATCATCATACTCTTCGTCAGTTTCATATCCCAACTGGTCTAGTATTTCAGATACTACTGTATTAGCTACAGGTTCTCTATCATCATCTTCATCCTCATCTTCATCGTAGTCTTCGTCTTCATCTTCATCCTCTTCGTTATCATACTCCTCTTCTTCCTCTACGTCTTCAGACTCTTCTAATTCTTCTGCATCCGCGTCAAGCTCTTCAGCTTCATCACTTGGGTTGTCTATTGCGAGATCGTCTGCTACTTCTGAGCTTTCTGATCCTCCTGTAATAACATCGTCAAATGAAATATCATCCAAACCGATGCCTTCTTCTCCTGGTTCTATCATAATCTATATATTAATTTTTTACAAAAATAGTTAATTATACAAGTAATATCACATACATATAAGTTTTTGGATATGTCTTTATTATATATCACTTGCGTTTCTTTTTTCTAAGTTTTTTTCTGTATCCTCCATATCTATTTCCAGCAATCAGTTTGCCTTCTGGAGTTAATGCTTGCTTAATTGTGCTGACTCCTTCAATAACTTTGCCTCCGACGTTCTTTGCTGCTTCTGGCGTAGATTCAACTAAATCAGTGTCTGTAAATTTATTAAGTAGCTTAGTTCCATATTTAACCAAAGGATTTTTATCACCTAATAAAGATACAGTTCTTAAAGCTGCACTATCATAATCTTTATCATACAAATCTTTACCTATCTTAAATGTATCTTTAATCTTTGCTAGTTGAGGAACAACATCTGTTGCTTTCTTAAAAGCTTGAAGCCTGTTATCCACAGTTCCTTCACCTTTAATCTCACTTTGCGCTTGATTGGCTATAATACCATATGCTTGCGGAACCGCCATACCTTTCATTGTATTATATGTTCCTGATAATAAACTCCCTGTTTTTGATTTAGCAGTTTGCATTAAAGTTTGACCAGCAGGAGATTTACTCATAATATTAGTAAAATCTGTTGCAGCTTTAGTTCCATACCTTTTTATAGGAGCTATTAACTTTTGGGCAGTTGGTTTTAATATATTTGTATAAGCAGATTGTGAACCTGATCTTACTAACTGTTGACCTGCATATCCTAGCCCTAACTCTGCCCCTATAATTCCAGCGGTCGGTAACCCTAAAGTTGCTAAAGCAACCTTTTCTCTACCGCTTTGTTGAACACCTCGTATTACAGGATTAACTTCTTGTGCATATGCTGCGGATTCTAAGGTAGAAGGACCTGAGCCTCTCTCTGTTACAATCTCTACCTCTGGAAGCATTTGCATATTAAGAGTTGGTTCTCCCTTTTCATCATAAGTAGTGCTAGCTACCCTGCCCTCTTTATATGCTTTGTTATATTCTTTACTTCCATATGTAACATAATCCATGTCATATGGAGTAACTTGGTCATTACCTCCTTCTTGAAACTTCTGTGGATATTTTGGTTTGTACCCTCCGCTCTTTCTCTTACGAAGTGCTGGTGCTACATCTTTATATTTTTCTGCAAAGTATCTTGCATCTTGCTCACGATCAAACTTAATAGCTTCATCTGTTCTAGGACCTGTGTATTGTAAACTACCACCTACATCTTGTATGTTTGGTATAGCAGACTTACCATAGCTACCCATATGATGAGTTCCTGTTCTACCATCACCAAAATCATATGATTTATCAGTTGGCTTTATCATTCGAGATATGGCTGGGTTATTGCCAAATTCATTTTCCATGGCAATCTTTGCTTTCATCATACCCGTCATACCTTCATTACTTGGTATAGCTCTAGGACCGTCTGTTCTACGAGGACCCCCATCTTGAAAAGTTTTAAGTCTTATTACTGCCTTTGCAGATGAGGCAAGAGCTTTGGTAGCTACACCAGCATTTTTACCAGGCTGCACAAGATCCAAAATGTCCCCTTTAGTAAGACCCATCTTTTTTCTATACTTTTTTATTCCAGAAAGGTCTTGACCCATAAGAATTTTAAAAGCATCACCTTGTCCAAAATCTTCATTTTCAGACATTGCTTCTGTATATGGAGAGCTTAAGGTATTTATAAGTCGTGTAAACTCTTGGACTTCTGCGTCAGTAAGCTTATCGAGTGCAGGAAGCACCTTATCCATAGCTTTGTAGACTGGAGCATTTGTCATTTCCCTACCACTCTTCCATGTATAGTCTGAGTACTCAGGAATATCTTTAAAATCTTCATAGTTATTTAGTATATCACTACCTACAAAATTTTCTTGATCAAGCCTTCTTTGATCAAAAAGATAACTCAATCTTTTGGCTTGTAGTTGCTCAAATTCTTCTTCACTTAGAGGTTTTACGTACTCTAATTTGGCTGCTTTATCTGAATACTGCTGATAGGTTTCGTTTTGAATTTCTTCAAGATCAGATTTAAACACTAGTTTGCCATCAAACTCAACATAATTTTGCATCTCATGTGGCTTTATGTTAGGAATAAATTCATAAGAATCTTTTACTACATCAAGATTTTTAAAAGCGTCAAAAGTTCTTTCAGATATTACTGGCTTGTCATCATAACCTGTAGGTTGCTTAGGATTAGGATCTTTAGTACCACCCTTTTCCATCTTCTGTATAAGCATACCTTCTGCTGGTCCTGATGGTAAGTTTCTCAGGCCAGGAGGTGCACTTTGATAAGATTGTACTAAGTGTCCTTGATTATCTTGCACAGGAGGTCGTGCGCTTGCAGGGTTTATTTGTGGAGGGGATGCTGGGGGTACAGGCATTTCAGGCATCTGCTGCTGCATAGCTACACCTTCAGGACCTTGCGGTTGCTGTTGAGGTTGTAGAATTTCAGCAAGACTGCCTTTATAATTTGACTTGATGGCCTCTTTCAAGACCTGCATCTGCTCCTCGTTCGTCATTAACTCTTACGCTTCTTGTTTGCTTCCCTTTTTATTTCTTCATTAGCTCTGTTAGATCTAGCGTCCTCATCAGCTTCTTTTGCCTTAATAGCAACCTCTTGTGACTTAACTTCTTGATCCATCATAGCTTTTTCTAGATTAAACTTGCCAGCATTTTCAGCCATACCAGCTTGTATCATTGCAATATCAATCTTGTTCTTTCTATCAAGCTCGTTGTTTTGATTTGCATTATCTAGCTCTTGCTGTTTCATTTGAGCTTGTAGTTGTTCTGACTGCTGCTTAGCTTGCATTTCTGCTTGCTGTTGCTGCTGCTGTAATTCTTGCATAGACTTCTCAGCTTCTTTCAGCTTATGCTTAATCTCAGTAAAGCTTTCTTGTTCTAGTAGGTCTGCCATAGCAGATGCTGGCATTCCGTTTTGTATCATAGACTGAGCCATTTGTCTGATAGTATCTATCTTTTCTTTCTCCTTACCAGAGTTAGTTACAAATATACCGTAGTCTGCTTCTAAGTGTGATAACGGATCTACAGTTAAATACTCTACAGTTCCATCAGGCATTACATATGCCCCGCTCTTACCTGTCAACCAAGCTTCTTTAGAGTAGTCAAGTAATGCTTGTAAGTCTCTTTGCTCTAAGTGCTCAAACTTTCTAAACATATCTTCTGTAATATGTGAAGATTGTACAATAGCTTGCTGTGTAGATCCTTTACCTTCGTATTGTCCTACACTACCTTGTCTTTGTCTGTTTACACCAGATAGCTTTTCCCATTCGTTTAGTATAGACTCTAGCAAAGTAATGTATTGAGATATAGTCTTGATTGACATATCTAATACAGACTGGTGCTGTGGATTTAGTGCAATACCTTCTTTGTTGTAATCTACCCACGCTATACCTGTACCTTCTACGTAGTACATAAACTTATCCATGTCCCACTTCTTTGGTATCATGTTAATATCAAACTGTGCTATAATATCTTTTGATCTTGCAATAGCTAGTTCTAATCTATACTTGTAAATGTTGTAGTTCAACTGGTAGGGTATACCTAGTGACACTAGAGATATGTTCTTTGCATTTATGTCTGAATATCGTCTACCATTTATAGGTAACTTACAAACAGATGGGTCATTCATTGTGTTTCTTTGATTAGATACAGGATGTATATCTACATACATTCTACCATCTATTCTTGTGCCCTGCCATACTTCATTTACCCAAGTGTACTTTACTTTAGCACCCATAGCTTTCATTTCTGCAGGCATTCTAAAACTTTCATCAACAATCTCTTCCTCTATTGTACCAGTCATTGGATCTGGGTATGTCAAAAATCCTATACGTTTTCTTGATTTCCAGTATACTGTTACAACTTCTATCAATCTATTTCTATATGCATTCTCATCCTTAGATGTTTCAGCTCGTCTAAATAGTAAGTATGAATCAATATCTGATTGTCTAGGCTGTTCTAGCTCTAGTATTTGTTCGGGTGTTAGTAGGTCATAGAAGTGATCAACTACTGTTGAGACATGTACGTACTTACGAACTAATGCCCAGTCTCCGTCTTCTACAAACTCTAGATCTGGATCTTTGTCGTAATCTACGTCAAGAGGATTAAGTATATCATAGAAAGGTTCTCCATTACGAACACCTCTCTCTGTGTAAACTTCTCCAGATATTAGATAGTGAAACCAGCCTTTCTGTAATTTATCATACACTTCTGCATTTTGCATTATGTAATTCATAGACTTCTGACCTATAATAGCTCTGTTGTCTACGTAACTTCTTTCAAAAGACTTTAATATATCTTCAGGTAATTGTATCTGCTGCTCTTGCATTTCTTCAGGAGCAATACCCATCTGCATCATCTTATTAGCAAACTGTGCCTGCATATTTTGCATAAACACCATCTGCTTTGCTTTTTCTTTTTCAGATACTACATCCTCGTTAAGGACTGCTACGGTATAATTGAGAGGTCGTTTAGACTTCTCACCTAATAGAAGATCAATGATAGGCTTGATAATAGGATAGTTACGCATTTTAGAGGGGAAATTATTGCGGGACTTGCCATATGGGGCAAGAACGTAACGATAGTCTTCCTCTTCAATTATACCATTGTAGTAGTCATACAGTGTTCTGATGTAGTCTCTTCTCTTAGATACACCTTGATTAGATAAGTCGATAAAAGCTTCAACACAAGCTTCTTTCCACTTTTTATTTTTCTTTGATAAAGGCAGCTTTTGCTGCGGTATTTTTTCTCCCCCTAGATACATATCCTGCAAAATTAATATTTTTTATACACACATTAACGAGGTGTATACATTTTAAACTATTATTTATATATATAACACTAGCGATAATTCTTATCAAACCAATCGTTTGATGCATTATCTTCTAGTATCTCTTTAACCTCCGCATTGTATAACTCTCGTGTATGGTACATCCCTACCATCAGTGCCATTACACGGTCAAAGTTACCCTTATGATTAAACTTTATTAGCTCCTGTAAAAGACCTAAATCATATATCTTATGTAAGTTAAGTGTTACCTTATCTCCATCATCAGATCTTACAGCGTTCAACCAGTCTCTTATATACAACTCACCCTGCCTCTTCCTAGCTTCTGTTGTATGCATACCAAAGTTACGTTTTACATTTCTAGATCTTAGTTCTTTCTTATCTAACATCTCAAACTCTTCCTGTAATCTGTGTAACTTTCTGTGCTGCTTTGCGTATTGTATTACAGCACCACGATCGTTCTCAAATCCTATCTTAGCATTGTAATAGTCAGCTAGCATAAATAAATTTTTGTTATATTCGTCCTGCGTGTGTGGCCTACCTACATAGCTAGCAACAATTAAATCATCAGGCTTTGATATATTATTTATTCTCTTTATCACATACGCAGCACCAAGAGAACTGGAGTCTGCTGATTGGTTTTGTCCGTACGGGTCATGGCAAACTAGATATAGGTTATGTGGAGTTTGTCCCTCCTGGTTTCTATAAGGACCTTCGTAGAGAACAATGGCTCCTTCCAGATTATCTTCTTTACGATGTGGAAATCGAAGGATTGGCCTAGCATCTCCATCAGGCTCAAACTTTATTCTATTTTCTTTACCATAATACAGTTTACCTGCAGTACCTATAGCATGTAGCTTGTTTGCTTTTACCTTATTATATTGCTCTTGTAGTGATGATATATCAAATAGATTTGAAGATACTTGTAATGTAGCTTCTGCCGGGCACATAGGATGTTCTGCTATATACTGATCATATGCTTTTGGATCATTAGTACCTTTCTTTTTGTTCCTGTTTCCTTCTTCAAAATCTATAGCCTTATCTACAAAAGAGTTACCATCATCATCTATAAACCCTTCTAAGTTCTCAAATATTGGCACAAAGTACCCACATTCTGTGCCCATAGCACCATCATCCCACACATTCTTAAAAGCTAAACAGTCATACGAATCTGGATTGTAGAATAGCTCTTCCATACCTTGAAAATCTGATCCTTCTGTACCACCTGTACCAAATGCAATCATTGTACCTAATGTCTTACTACCTTGACGCATTGTTGGCATAGCAACTTCCCATGCTTTTAGTAGTCCTGGAAATGACCCAGCCTCTTCAAAAAATATAAGTTCACCTGCCTTACCACGGACTTTGTCTGGATCATCTTTTAGTGACACGCCTATAATTTGTGATTTCATTCCCATCTCTACAAGTGCACCATTTACATTCTTTTTGTACCCAGATTGTTTGTGCATTTCTCTGTCTCGTAGTCTTGGCTGCGTCCATGCTGTATTATCATCTACAAATGACATAATATCCCAAGCTTTGGACAGTAGTCCATCCCCAATCAAGTACTCTTTCTGCCCTGCAAAAACATAGTTTTTACTATTACGCATATGAAAGTAGTTACGTACAAGCATAGCAGCAGCTTTATAAGAAAATCCTTTACGACGTGCTTTTAATACCGTCATATGCTTGTTTTCTCTCCTACATCTATCTACTGATAAGAAATATTTCCAATCTCCGTCGTAAAATGCTGGGAATGTACGCTCTCTTCGCGCTATAATTGTACCATCTGGTAGTTCTTCATCAACAGATCTGTCAATGGGGCAGTAGTTTAGATAAAAATAATGATTACCTGTTATAGTTACACCATTGTGAGTGTAGCCATACAGACATCTACGTCTCTCTTCATCCCAATATTCAAAGTAAGGCTTTGTTCCTGGTAATGCATCTGTATAGTAACCATTTTTTAAGTACTTATTTGCAGCTGGAGCTAGTCCTCTGGTGCGCTTAAATACTTCTTTTTTAAATTCAATAACTCTTGACATTTCTCGTACTCTTCTGTTTCTATAAAATGTTCTATTAACAGATCTAGCGTAGCTTCATCTCTGCCATCACTGCTTATAGGGTCAAACGGTAGGTAAAACTCCTCCATTCTACCAGATTGCTCTGCTTTTTCAAATATATCGTCAAGTGTTATTCTTCTAGTTACAAAATCATATGCATTATTCATTGAATCGTAGTAATCTTGCATGTCATCTAAAAAATCCATAACCCAAATCTACGAACTATATTTGTTAACTACAACTCCTCCGCGTGTATTTGTATTAACTTGCTCTTGTTTAGCAACCTGCTCCTCTAATTTAGATAATCCATTTACTACATCCCCCATCTTAGATAAGTTGGCAACCAAATCCTTTGCATGAAATATAGGTCTACCATTATCATCCATTAATGTAAGATCTACAGTTTCAAAATACTTTTGTAGTTTTATTACAGATGACCTAGCAGCATTTAGTAATTTTACTGCAGATGTTTCTTTTAATTTTTTATATACATCACAAGCCGCTTGCACTTTTGTAGATGCTTTAGATTCTTTACCATATACACCTAACATTACTTCATTATGTCTAGAGTCTAAATCATATACTGCATACGGTGACTTATGATCACACATAAAGTAAACATATGCAAGTTCTTTTGCATTCAGATTCTTGAACTCCAAAATACTTTTAGCATATGGAGAAGGCACTGCTACATTATCGACTATCTCTAGTAATTCCATTTATTATATCTCTTCTTTCTTTTTTAGAGTGAAACTTTCCAAAATATGGTAGCCTAATAGAGTCAAATTCACCTCCTGACATAACTTTAGCCACATACTTAAACTGACTGTTTACAATTCTTTCTATCTTCTCTAACGGTAAGTTATACTTTGTCGCTAGTGTTTGTATTATCTCCTTTTTTGACTTCGCCATTATCTTGTGCTTTCCATTTGTTTATAGGACATGTAGTTGTTTTCCATTTTGCTTTATGCTCTATCAAACATCCGCACTTACCACACCTCATTTTATCTCTTACCAAGTATTCACAACTGTTACAGTCAGATAACCTTTGTGTGTAATCTGTTTCAGACACATTAGGTGACCCGTTTGCTACATACTTAGTAAGATCTCTACTAAAACTTTTTGCCATTTGCCATAAACTTGGCATTTCATCTTTACTCATTCCAATTTATATTTACTTCTACCTTTACAGTTTCTAAATCTAGTAATCTATTAAGTATATAGTTCTTATTCTCTTTACGTATAGCTTTTTTGTCTTTCATCTTCTTTACGTAGTTATTCAAAGTGTTAAAGTCAGACAAGCCTAGTACTTTTGCAGCTTCCTTCTTAACTTTTGCAGAGCATATACTAGGATCTTCTAATACCTTAGCAGTATCAACAAGTGCTGACAAAACTCTAAGCTCTGTGGATGTCAGATTAAACACACCATTCCAGAACTGTAAATACTTAAGTGTAGAGTTTACGTTAATCGTTATCTTCTGTTCCATTCGCTTCTTCTTTTTCTTGTAGATAGGCAGCAAGTATAGCTTCGTACTGCTCTATCTTTAGTTTTTGGTTTTCTAATAATTCATACACAGCATATTCTACCTTCATAGGTTGACCATCTATATATATTCTACGTTTATTCTTTTTCTTCGCTGCTTTCATCTATTACTGTTACTATTAGTGTATACTCATGGTCACCTATTAGGACTTGTATGTCCCATGTACAGTTTATATTTTTTTCTGACCACATCTCTAACTTTGTTTCAAATTCATCATACAATCTAAAAAGCTCTTCCCAACTACTCGTCTGAAATTTTGTTTTTATCATCTTTAAATTCTATTGTAGCTCGACCATCTTCCACAACTATCTGTGCTGTTTTAGATTGTCTGTTAAATTCTTCTATATAACCAACCACATCATCTCTGGTACACAGGAATGATAGGAATACAGACATCTCTTTAGCTGCTCTAGCTGTAGAATCACGCAATTCATTTGTTTTTTGCGTATGCTCTATCAACTCTAAGTAGTCGTCTAGATTTATTGTAACTGTGCCAGGGAGCTTCATTAGAATTTACCTAATACTTGAAACTCACTAACAAACAAATACTGTACTTCATCAATATGAATCAGCATTGCCTCTGTATTTGGGTCTACCATAATCTTGTCACCCTTTTTACATTGCGTAACTTGCGGGCCTACCGCCAATACTTCTACTATGTTTGTTTGTAATGCTTTTGCAGTTGCATCGTCTAAGATAATTCCTGACTCTGTAGTTTTTGAGTCTGGACGTGGTACAACTATCCACGCTCCGAAGGGTTGAAATGTAAATTCCTTTGCCATTATTTCTATAATTTGGTTAATACTGCAAAGGTATAACAAAATACTTTATAAATCCAAATGTTTTGTGAAGAACTTCACTAATAGATACACCACACCCCTAGGCGTTTGACTATTTCAGTTGGAATTTTACCGCTGGCAGTGCTGTCTTTTGGACTACCTAAGGACACTAAAACTGATGTTAATTCATCACACCTACCTCTGTGTAATGTGCCCTAACCGTTGGCTATATCCGCCTTTTTAGAAGCTATTGGAGAAAACTCTAACCTTTATTTAAGGTCTACAATCCAACGTCTGACCCCATAACTACCTCTCGGCCCTCTGGGGTGATACACGTATTGTGTGCTTCTGAATGCAAAACTACTAAAAAATTTTTAACTACCAAAATCTTTGAGAGCGTAGGGGTATTATGAAACACACCCCACCTTAAGTAGAGTATTAACAGTACCCCCGGGTACACAAAACTAAATTGATTATGGAAAATATTCCAGGTGTAGTAGTAGGTTCAGTAGCTCGTTCCTATGAAGGTAACACATACTACAGAGCTACAGCAAAGACAGCAGAAGGACTGATTTCCTTTAAAATAGCAGAGCGTCCTGCTTCAGGACAAAATGTATTGCTAGACATTTACAAGAAAGGCACCAAGCTACCATTTGGAGATGGTTCTATTCTTGAGAAAGATTTGGCAGTATGTAAGTTAGATAGCTTCGATATTGAGGTTGTTAAGACAGCAGACGCGTTGCTAAAAGAGCTAGAGGGTATTACTTTGTAATACTCTTTATCTATCTACACAACATTAGTGTGTGAG